ATCCCTTGGCATGTTCTCGACAAGCGTTGGGTAATCAACCTTTGTAGTTCCATCGTTATTGAGTTTGACTACAGTCATACCCAGTGTACCATTAACATAACCAGGTCTACGTGGATTGTCTCTAAAGTTCTCTATGAGAGTATTGATACCAAGATCTTCATTTGGTTCAATGTCTACGGCATTAGGACCTAATCTCGCTTTACCAACAATAACTGTACTCAAGAATCCAGCAGCTTCTTGTGGAATCTCATTATTAAACCAATTCTCAGGTGGAGCTGGATAATGAATACTCGGAATAACTTTAGGACTATTCTTCTCTTTGAGAGTAATAAAGTTAAAGTCTTCAAAGACTGCCGTTCTTAAGTCGATGTGGAAAGTATAACCAGTACTGAAGATTTCAATCTTGGTTACTTGCTCTTTCTTCTCGAAGTCCAGGATAGCCTGTTCAGACGCTCCTTCAGGTGGCTTATTGAATGCTCTAAAGCACACCAAGTAATCACCCTTCTTCATCTGGAATTCAAACTCGTCTGCAACTCCCTGGACACCGCCATACTCAGCTAAGAGTTCATCATGACTCTTGATATACCTCAATTCGAGAGCGCCATTAACACTAGGTTTGGTCTTAGCCCCACGAATCACTAAAAGTGTATCGTAGTATGGGTCAGTCGTTTCGTAATCATAGACACCAGATCTAAAACCTTGGTAGAGTGTACCGAAGTTCCATGTCTGATTAATACTCAATACTTCTGGAAGATTCACTAATCTGACACCAGTACGAGTACTATGGTCAGTCGAGAGTGTACTACCTACTAACTTGGTAAATGCTTCATAGATAACGGGATTGAAGTCCTTAAGTTCAGGATTCTCTGCCAGTCTCTTTGCATTTCTATATTTAACACGCTGAGTATAAACATTGAAAGAGAAATCAATCTCATCGATGCTACAAATACGGCTACCACTATTGACTAAGTTATCCCCGCAGTCTGAGAAGACAATATCAAATCGTTTCATCACGTTGATCTTAGGATCAGGTTTGATCTCATTATTATCAACTTGACCAGCCATAAAACCCTTCATGTACAATTGAAGGTTTTCAGCAGTAAGATACTTACGAACAGCAATTTGTGCTAGTACGTCTTCTTTAGTCGCTACAGAAAGATTCTCTAATAGATCAAAACCTACATCTTCTTTTGTATCATCATGTGGGTTAGTTGTATCACCTAGGTGATTAATCACATCAGCGAAATTCTCATCACTGATAGAAGCTAACTGTAACTGCTTCCATTCCATCAATAAATTCTCACCATGCATGGCGAGTTTACCGATATATGTCATTGCAGTAATCAGGTTAGTGGCCATGAAGATACCACCTCTACCTGAAGCATGATTAGAGATCTTGTAAATCGTGAACTTAGTTCTTTTAGCTTGAAGATCCGGGAAGACTGTCAAGTCAAACGTCTGTCCAGTTTTCACAGCAACATCATGGCTATCGATGAAGAATCTAGTACCATTAGGTGCAGATGCTAAATAATCCTTAGTTGGATTACCAATAAGACCATACTCAGTACCCAACCCAGTTCTTGACTTAGCCAAAAGAAAACTATACAGTTCCGATTTAAAGAACGAGATTGTCTGGATAGTAATATAGGCTTCATCAGTTAGATTAACTCTATCGCCATTAGCAAGAGCTACACCTTCTTGTTGGGTGCTGGGTCGATAGTTCTTTATGAAACCAAGATCAAATATCTCTTTTCTGAAAGCATGTTTATAATCAGAGAGGAATTTATTAAAAGCTTCATCTGAATTATTGATATTAGTCTCAACCATATTGACGATCTCTTGATCAACTCTACCAATAAGTTCTTTGACTAAATCTAACTTCTTCCAGATTACTGCATTTCTAATAGACTCTAATAAGTAAGTGACATATTCAAACCCATAAATCTCGGCGACACTGTGTTTATGGAATGTTGGTTTGAATGATTCAGGCTTCTTATTGATATCTGTATAGCTATAGCTTACGTAGTCATCATGTTCTACTTTTAAAAGATTCTCAATAGACTGATTGTTTTTGAAATTATCACCACCTAAGCACTGATAATCAATTCTAACATTCTTGCTAACCTGTCTGTTGATAATCAAGATAATACCATTAACAGGCTGACCAGTCAATGAAGTTTTATCTACTAGTACCTCAGCAGTAACGAAGTCTTTATTTCTAATTAGAGGTCGATTGTTGAATTCGTCAAAGAGCGTGACACTGTCACCAAAGAAAGCACCATAGTAAGGTGCAATAGCTCTGAAGCGCATGTCCTTTAGAACATGGCTCTCTCCTCTAATTAAGTTATCTGGGTTCCGTCCTGTGAGGTCAAGTGGGTAACGTAACAAATATTCCATTACTTCAAGACCTTTTTCATATCTAATATTGATCCATATAATCGTTGCTAGTATTCAGCTTCATCAATGTGGTCAACAGTGACCTCATTACTAGTAACGATAATAGCATTGCCCTGATTTGATGCTTCAGCGTAGAAGACACGACTACTAGGTATGGCAGCAGCATTACCAAAGTTCTGATGAATCTCTAGAGTGAACTCACCCTTTTCATCAGTCACGGCATTCTTAGTCTCAATGATAGATGCTAAACTACCATCTACCTTGCGATAGAGTTTAATAGCAAGGCTTGTATTTTTTATAAAGTCAGAACCCTCGACTGTGAGTATAGATTTATCATTACCTAAAACCTCAGTCTTATCCGTGGTAAGCGTGATCTTAGGATCAACCGGAACTAAGTGTCGAATAGTTAAGGTGTTACTAGCCGCCACTAAGATATCCGGGTTCTCCTTGTACGCTACTTCAAAATAGAAGTCACGATTTGAAGGCGCTGAACTGTTACTAGTTTTATCAATGTGGGTTACAATATCCAGATAACCTTTATCATCAGTTCTCATGGTAATGGTTCCCACTAACTCGAAACCTTCAGACATTTCTAAACCTTTCTTCTATTAATTGACATCAATTTTGAGTTCTTGTACATAATTCATAGTACCTACTACTTTACCATTATAGGTAGCAGTGAATTTCAGTGTTCTAAGAGCTGTGATATATGGTACTGTTTTGTACAGACCTCTGATAGCAAAATCATCCATCACACCTGGTTGAATACTAATTACAGCTCCGGTAATATCGTACTTACTATTAGACTCGGTTAACTTTCTAACCAATTGTTTAGCAGTAGTACTAATGTATTCAAATTCTTCTGTCTCCATAGCCCAGGTAACACCAGCATGGATAACATCACCAATATCGTTCTTAACCACACCTGTTCTCAAGGCAGCCACCGGTACTGGAATCTTACTGCTATCGCCAACAGGTAAAGTCATGTAGGCATCTAAACAATAAGGTAAGTTATCTTCACACGCAGTCCATGTAGCATAGTAAAACTTAGCTACTGGTGGAGGTGGGTTAGTTACAGGAGGTGGAGGTGTTGGTACTTGATAGTCTACAACACGTCTATAAACTTTAATAGTAACTTCCTGACTAGGTCTAAAGTCTTCTAAGTAACTAGTAAGCGTTGCAAAGTCTGCTTCTGTAGTAACTAAGTTTCTATCTGTTTCATAGATAGCATTAGGAACCTTCTCAGGAGGAGCCATAACCATACACTCATCGACGAGATTCCATTCATCCTTGTTGGTATTACATGGACCACATGGTGAGAATATAGCTTGCATTCTTCGTTTTGTATTAACCTCAGATTCCTGAAGATCAATATCTCTCACATTCTTTTCACCTGTTTGGAAACGCTTCATGTAAAGCATCAAGTTTTCAAATGTAATATAAGCTCTAGCCGGAATGTTACAGACAATCTCTTCTCTGGTTGCAACGGGAAGATTCTCTACATTGCCTAGCTTTAATCTAGACTTATGATCATTGTGTGGATTGGTTTTATCTTTGAGATGGTTTTCCAGATCCACTAAGAAATCTAAATCAAGGCTATTGAGAAGAGACTTCCACTCCATGAATAATTCGTTGAGACTATTAACACGAAGCCTACCAATGAAAGTAGTGTTATCATTCAAAGCTGTAGCTAAGAAGATACCTCCAACTTCTGATACTTTTCCAGTCATCTTCTTGATACTCCAGCGAGTATCTTTTTTATTAGTGTCTGGATAAATTGCTTCATTCATTTGAATATTATCAAGTTTATTAGCAGTGTATGAGTTCAATATAAAAACTGAACCAACAACCACACTAGATAATACTGTCAACGTTGGAAGGATATAAGTACCATGAGACTTACCCAAATTAGTGAGTTTACTTGACACGGCTGAACTATAGAGTTCATTCTTCAGAGCCAGCAATCCCTCGATAGAGAGATAACCTTCAATTGCTTTATCGAATTGCTCATCGTTGAAGATCGCCTTAGCTTCGTCAATGGTGATTAGACCGTAGTTTCTAACTAAACCTAAATCAAAAGTTACCTTATTAAAAGAAGCCTTGAAGTTAATCAAAATACTATTAAAAGTATCGTCAGCTTTATTAATAGAATCAATTGTGAGTTGGTTCAGAAATTCATCAATATACTTGATGACAGTCATCACCATCTCTACCTTCTTCCAAATGACTGCCATTCTCAATCTCTCTAAAAGAAAGACCAAGTAATCCATTCCGTACATGTCACCGAAATCATGTTTATGGAATGTTGGTTTGAAAGTAGTAGGCAATTTCTCAATATCGTTGAATACTGGATTATCGTTATCAGGTCTCTTTAGATTTAAAAGAGCCTCTAAACCAGCATTGTTTCGTTCATACTCGCCACCTAAATTCTGATAGGTGATAGAAATATTGTTGCTAACTTCGCTGTTAAGAATGAGTATTACGCTATTGATAGATTTACCAAAAGACATAGTTTCATTTTGAAGTAAACCAGCAGCACAGAAATCTGTACCGTAGTTCAAACGACGTTTATTTATCTTATCAAAGAGTACTAAAGAATCAGAGAAGAAGGCACCATAAATAGGTACAACTGCTCTGATCCTATTCTTACTCAGTATGTGTTCTTCGTTTCTTACTAGATTATCAGGATTAGTACCCGATGGATCTAGCAGATACCTTTTGAGTCTATCATGCATTAAGAATCCTCAGTACTGGTAAGTAATTTCATTATGCTGCTGTGGTAGGAGCAGGTGTTCCAGTGGGATCTTCCTCACCACTATCGTTACTACAATCAGCGCTATTTTCTTCCATCTGACGAGTAGTAGTACCACCTAAACCATCTGCATAGATACCGATCTTAGCGTTACCTTGACAGAACCAACCGTACAGGGTATCGAAAGGGTCAACAGTAGGTAAGTTACTAGGAGCTTCAGTGGAATCTATGGGGGTGTTTGGAGTACAACATGTACCGCAAGGACCACAAGGTGCAAAGACTAACTTGATGTTTCTAATCACGTTAGAGTCGCAATTCTCATCTTCCATGTCGGCTACTGTCTTAATACAATTCATGTAAGAATTCATGAAATGAAGTAATGCATCAAACGTCACCATTTTACGAACTGGCTTACGTGCTGCAATGTCTGCTCTAGTGACAGGTGGTAAGTTCTCCACGTTACCTAAGTCAACTTGTTCCTTGGTTACTTTATGTGGATTGTTCTTATCATCCATGTGTTTAGAGAGTTTCTCTAAGACAATCTCAATATCGTATTCAGTTAACTGTTTTCTCCAGACAATACTTGGAGTTGCAGTTTCTACCATACGGAGCACACCGATATAAGTTTCACTGGTATTTAGATTAACACCCAATAAAACACCACCACGGTTATCGGCATTGTTAATAACTTTGGTAATACTCCATCTGTCTGACGTAGTAGTTAATTCTGGATAAACTGCTGAATCAAAGACAATAGCACTCGATAAACTATAGTTATCGTAAGCATCAATGATAACAGTGGCGCCGTTAGATAACGTCTCCAGGGTCGTCAGGAGAGGGAAAGCGATGACACCATAGTGAACACCTAGGTTGGTCTGTTTCTTCGTTACCAAGCGGTTATAGATCTCTTCCTTAAGGGCGGTGATACCTTTAAGCGTAACGTACTTATCCTCACCATTGAAAGCATAATCAGCGTCCGCTATGAGACGCATATCTTCAACCGTAGCGACTGTCAGATTAGCAACTTTGTCGAGTTTGAGTTTAATCTTATCAAACTGTTTGATAAACTCATTAACGATTGGAAGATAATTATTCTTTACTCGTTCATCCATCAAATTAGATAGATTTTCAAGATAAAGATCAATAGTTTCAATAAGCTTTGTCGTGATATCGAAATCAGATAAAAGGATAGAGTTTCTAATTCTCTCTAAACCATACATTACATATTCAAAGCCTACTTGATCACCTACATCTAAGTGAGCATCACTAGGTACGAATAATGTTTGGTTGTTATAGATTTCCCATAAGAGAGATGAGCTATCTTTATCTTTGAGTTTCTTCTCTAGAAACTCTTTGAGAACTTCATCTTTTACATTATAGAGTTCACCAACTGCTTGATAGGTAATCTCGATATCATCCCCAATAGCAGGGTTAGTGATAACGATCATCCCAGCAATATCTTTACCGTAGAATTGACTAAGACTATGATAGTGTTCAGTGATAATGTAATCCTGAATTACTTTTAGTTCTTTACCCGATTCTTTGTCCACAATTAATAAAGAGTCAGAGAAGAAAATACCTTTAAGGGGAGATACTGTTCTAATGTTCTGCTCAGCTAAAGTATGTGGTTCATCTTTAATTCTGTTACTTGATAAACTTCCAGTTTTATCAAGAGGCAATTCGAAAATTTCATCCATTTGAACCTCGTTTTTAGGGGTCTATGTTTAGCTAATCATAAGTATTGACAGCATAAAAAGCCGGGAGACCCCGGCCTTTTATGACGTTTACATCAATTAACCACCACCATGAGGGGTGGGTTCTATCTTATACACACAAGGCCAAAGATCACTGAACGATTCAACATTATCTGATTCACGCACAGTTTTAATTCTAGCCTTATAAGTCATTCCATCACCTAAGCCAGCAAACATTGCTGCGGTAACGTAAACATAGTAAAGTCTAATCCAGTTAGCTCCTGATGCAGCCGTTACCGATCTACCGATTTTGTCTCTAGCTAGTACAATTCTTCCTTGGTCATCTAAGATTTCCAAGTAATGAGTAATGTACACGCCAGCGGGACTACCAGTACTTACAGATTTGATTCTCTTCTCAACAAACATTCTCTCAAAGTAAGTAAGACTCGCCACATTATAGCTGTTAGAGTCATAGATCTTAGTTAACGTAAGTTGTTGTGAAGTAGGAACAACTGTAGTGGGTTGTGTTCTATCATTATCCGGGTCAAGAGCCAGGAACACATTATAGTTACCAGAAGGAGGTGGGCTAGGAGGTGTAGTAACTGGTGGAGCACCACCGCCACGTCTAACCTGTTTACTCACTTCATTAGAAGTATATTGATCTCCAATATCGTTAATAGTTGCCTTCGACATAACAGTAATCTGATTAATGTTCGAAGTAGCTTGTGCAATACTAAAGATTTCTTCTGTAACACTATATTCATACGCTGCTGTACCATTACCACCACCATCGGTGATCACCACTTGGTTAGCGATTTGCTGGATACCAGCTCTATTGATAGTAGCGTAAGAAGCAATATTAACAACGTAGGAACTATAAGGTTTAAGATTAACGACCTTAATCGTGAATGTTTCCTTATCACCAACGTTAGCCAGGGAAGTATTAGAGAATAAACTAACACCTTTATCAACAGGTGGAGGTGCCGAGGTCGGCGGCTCACCTGGAGGAGGAGCTTCTGTAGGTGGAGGAGTAGGGGCTACATAACCGCACTCAGGATCATTGATAGCACTAATGACTTCAAACGATCCACCCTTACCGTCTGCATGGCGAGTAACTCTGTTAGGACCGTTACAGAATTCTGTAATAACGGTGCCCTCAACGGATAGAGGCACATAACCACACTTAGGGTCATTCACACTGGTAGTTACTTCGTAGTTACCATTTTGACCATCAGCATATTTACTAATAGTGTTATAACCATCACAACGAGTAGAAATGAGAGTACCTAACTCAGGAGGATTCCATCCACACTTAGGACTCTTTTCTTCTTTAAGTGAATCAAATGTTGCACCACGTCCATCAGAGACCTTAGCCATGAGGTTATAACCCTCACAGAAAGTACTAATCTCTGTACCTTGTTTAGGTTGATCAAAGTAGTCGCAATCGTCCGAATTTGATTCCATAACAGAATCGGTAAATCCACAAGCGCCATCAGTCCAACGACCAATCTTCTCACTACCATCGCAGTAGGTTTTGATTAATTGACCTTTAGGAGGACAGACAGGGGCAGGAGTTTTATCACATGGAGTGTAGATAATGTTAGCTTTATCGAAAAGATCGGCCTTCAAGTCTACTTCACCATCTTCATTAGGGTTGGCTTTAAGGTTGAGCAAATGCGCAGCCATAAAGTATTGAAGAGTATCCATAGTCATGTAGCTTTTGACAGATTCTTGTGCAAGAATCTGAGCTTCAGTTACTACTGGATAGTTCTCAACATCGCCTAATTCAATCTGCTCTTTTGTCAATTCATGGGGATTCTTGGTATCATTGATGTGGTCTTTGACACGTTGAGCAATATCAGCTAAGTTACCATCAGTATAGAACTTATACCAACGCATACGTCTGAAACACTCATCTCCATTCATGATACCGATATAAGCATCTAACTTCGCAGTATTAAAGCCTAACCAGATACCACCTTTATCTTTGGGATTATTGGCAAGTCTAACAATAGTGAATTGATCACTTGGTGGGTAATTCTTAGGATAGACCACCTGTTCATAGATAACATTGTTAGTTTTGTTGTTTTCCATCGAATCCAAAACAATCGTTGCACCGTTGACAGTAGCAATGATATTAGCTTTGGTTGGTTCCCCAATAACACCCTTATCTAAACCTAGATTCGTGTTCTTACTAGAAACAATAGCATCTTTAACTAAGTCAGAGAAGATCTTCAGTCTGTCTTTGTTGATATACTTATCAACATTGAACATGGATTGACTCACTGAAATATCAGCGGCTCTCTCTATTTCATCTCTAGTAGCTAGATCCAAGTTAACCACTAGATCTAGACCAAGATACTTTTTATTGATTGTTCCCAGTACTTTACTCGTACTTGATTCAACAATAGCTTTACTTAATTGCATAGCAGTTTCTCTACTCGCATTAAGTTTAGCAATAACTTCCCTGATAATCGATTGAACGATCTCAGAGTTACCAGCCAAGATACTGTTTTCAATACGTTTGAGACCTTGCTCAAAGTACTCACCGCCAAAGATGTCTCTTAGTAAGTGATAGTGAAAACTAGGAGCAAACTTCTTAGGAATATCTTCGACTTCTTCCCATGTTGCAGGGTTTATAAAGTCTTGTTCTCTCTCTTTGATCCATTCAACTAACAATCTAGCATTTCGTGAGAAAGGTCCACCGAAAGCTCTATAGCTGATCTTTAAGTTTGTATTGATGTTTGGATTCCTAATGATTGCAATATTCCAAACTGCTTTACCAGACTCTTGAGAGGCTTCTTGATAAAGATCAGAAAAATAATAATCATCTTTAGGAATAACATCGTTAGTATCTGCATCTCTCAGTTCAAAATCTTGTTCGAAGAAAGCACCATACTCTGGGATGACCAGTCTATTACTACCCGTAACTGTTACAAGAATTTCATCTTGAATAAAGTTATCGGGTAGTAGACCAGTAACATCCTTCTTTAAGAAAATGATTCTTGCCATCTTTTCTTTCAGTTAGAAGTTAAAGGTTACTACCCGTCTCTAATTAACCTCCACCACCATCATAAACAGGAGTGGAGAAGCAGTATGCATTGTAGTTACCACTACGAGTTACTTCACCAGTATTAACGTTGGTGGCGACGACTCTCACAATGTAGTTCATGCCAGCGGCCAAGACATTACCTGGAATACCGGTGTAAGCTTGACACTCAAACCAACCATTGTTAAGTTCGTTAGTATTAACATTTGAGTTGTTAGATCTAGCAAGCACAATAGTACCGGAAGCATCTAGGACCTCGATCTGGATAAGCACACGGCTCTTTGGAAGAACGGTAAGTGCCAATGCCCAAGTTTTCTTAAGGTAGTTAGACCAACCAGCGCTAACGAGTAAACCTACACCAACAGATCCGCCACCGTATGCATTCAAGTCAATACCCATACGCTGACTAGTAGGTACTTCATCGTGTGGTTGTGTAGTAGAACCAAGATATGTACTGAACACTGCTCTGAAGTTACTCACCGGCGGGGGCGCCGTAGTAGGAGCAGGTGTAGGTGGTGGTGGTGTACTGTTAGGCGTAAACGTAACAGAGATTTCATTAGACTTAACACCAGAGAGTTCAGCCCACATGAATACAGATCCGCTATACGCTGAAGAACCATCGTAATAGACATCTGTGTAATCAGATCCACCCCCATCGGAGCCCGTTGAAATAGTTCTACTACTCTTAACTCTGCTACCAAAGCTACTTCCACGCTCCATGATAGTGATCGTGTAAGAACTGTTAGCACGCCCACCTCTGAGCGAGGTCGTCAGACGATAAGTATCACCACCTCTAGCGATGGACTTACTAGTTGAGAATGTCAAAGAGAGATTCTCACCGTACTGCTTTACTTGTTTATTGGTTCTGATGTTGGTTCTTGTCTCAACAACCCAAACATCGTAGTTACCAGGCGGCACAACACCAGATGCTGTCACACCCTTATCAATTGTAGCTCTACCAGTGGCATCAACGTTACCATTGACAGTTGTGGTCTTAGTAGCAATACCGTTGAATGCACCTGGTCCTTGGAGCCAGAATTCAACACTGTACGCACTATTAGGTGTAAAGCCAGTTAATTGAACAAAGTTAGCATCCCATGTATTAACATTAATCACACCTGATGTGATACTGTAGGATACAGTAGGATTACTTGTAGGCGGTGCAGGTGTTGGAGGAGGCGTTACCGGTGGCTGTGTTGGAGGAGGCGGAGTCGGTGCAGGAGTTGGACTTACCCAACCGCACTGGCTACTGTTAGCCTGAACCACAGCGTTATACGTACCACCCTTACCGTCTGCGTAACGACCCATCTGATTGGTGCCATCGCAATAAGTACTCATCAGAGTACCATTCGGAGGATAGTTTGTGTTAGATGAACAAGCAGGACTGTTAGGTACTCTATCTTCATAGCTACCGCCACTACCATTTGCCTTAGTCTGAACTTGAGTCGTACCATCGCAATACTGACCCAAAATGGTGCCAGCAGGAGGATGAGTAACGCCACCATTGTCTCCGGTATAACCGCAAGCAGGTGAGTTCATTGCAATGAAGTTGCTATATGTTCCACCATAACCGTCTGCATAGAGACCATGTTGTTCGAAACCGATACAGTATCTAGTAAGGATCGTGCCCTTAGCAGCATGTTGCGGGCTAGATGGAGGAGGAACATATCCACAAGAAGCACTGTTGTTTTCAATGATCTTCTCGTAGGTGCCACCATAACCGTCTGCATAAATACCCATATTGTCTCTTACCTTACAGTAAGACGACAGTAAGCTATCCTTAACTGGATACTTACGTTTATCTTCATCAGCAGTAGCGCAACCATGGATACGAATGTAATCCATCAGAGCATCTAAAGTAACGTACTTACGAACCTTACGCTTAGACAGCACATCAGACAGGTTAGCCACTTCAAGATTTTCAACCAGATCTAAGTCAAGCTGTTGGCTGATGACTTCGTGAGGATTGTCAATTCTATCCAGGTGAGCATTAAACTTAGAAACAGTAGAAGCTAAGTCAATGACGCCTAAAGTTTCTAAGACAGACTTCAGAACAGATGCCGTGATCACCTTATCGGGGTCACTACCTTCCAAAGCCTCGTTAATAGTTGCAATTCCCTTTTGGTAGAAAGCACCCACACCTAACTGAATAGCACTCACATTGTGAGGGTTATCCATTCTGTTTTCGTGGTCAGTACTTGCTTGTGCAGCCGTCAGGATAGCATCACGAATATCTCTGAGCTTATCACCAATCTGTTTCTCGGTGAGTAGATTGTTAAAGTCAAAGGTATGGTCAGTAGGCCCAAAGGTTTGAGGCTTACCACTGATCTGATCCCAAGTTAGCTTTCTAGGGTTGAAGACGATGTTGGCAATAGTCTCCAACATCTCTTGTGTATTTAAAGTCCATTGCCCGCCAACGGTTCTGTATTGTTGCAGTACAACCTTAGCGTCTAAGCTCAGGTCTACAAAAGAAATACCACCATAAACAGGTTTGCCAGTACTCAAACTAGCAGAGACATATTCGAGCGAGAAATGGTAATCAATACCTTCTTTCAACTCCAACAGCGTACCGTTGATAGATTTAAATAGTTTGACAGACTCTGCATAGAAAGGTGCAAACTTCGGTATGATGAAGTGGAAATTCCTGTGATTATCAGGAGTTAGAACGTGTTCTTCGCCAGTGATCAAATTACTAGCTCTAGTGCCAGTTCGATCTTCTGGGTATGTATAATCAGCCATTAACTATACCCCTTGTAGTAAGTCGATTAAAAATAACATATTGTACCTTTGAATAAGAAGGTATATGAAACCTATAGTATTTCGATCTACTGGATGGTAGATTTTTAATTTTTTAAGGATGGTTTAAATGTATTCTTTACAAAAAGCCTATGGTGTTGGTGCCTCAATGGATAGTATTTGGGGGGATGCAGACCTCAGTACCCTGGCTGTTAAACAGATTTATACTCAATACAGAGAGATGTATTTAGTATTGACCAACCCATTAATCAGTGATCCAGTTAATGTAAACTTAGCCGATCTCAAAGATGAATTCATTAACTATGATGGTACTCTAGTTGATCTCTTCACTGAAATCGGTGATAGAGCTTTACCAACGGTTAGCACCATTCCTAAATACAAGACGAAATGGGCAATCTTTGGTGACGCTTACTCCCAAGGATATAAAGTAGATATCAATGAGCCAGGAAGAGCACCTGACGATACTGGTAAACGTGATAACAAGACTGAAGTCAGTATTACTAGACCTAGACTCAATGCTAGATACATGTATGATCACTGCCTAGTGTCATTGAATGGTTACTTCTATCCTACAGACTGTGATAGTAATAATCTTTATATTCTCAATGGTGGTAAGTCTCTACTGAGATCAAGACGTAACCAAATTGGTATCCTGAGCTTCCAAGATGTAGCTAAGATCGAACAATTCCCTGTTACTAAAGACATGATCTCTAAAATGGGTGTTGATGGAAAATACTCTAATGAAGTAGTTTTCAGTATTGATCCCAAGTATCAGAATAAATCTGTGATTCTTTGTTTAGCAGGTCATCTGGTATTTCCAAACGAACATAACTTTAAAAAGATTGCTGATAACGACTGGTTACTCAGTATGTCTGATCTACCAATCATTGAAAGATACTTTGAATCAAAAAACTATATTGATTATAGTGGTTTGAATTTAACAGTTTTCCCAGATAATCCTGACAAGATTAATGTGGAAGAGTTCTTATCAGATGAGGTACTCGAAAAGTACATTACACATGAACAATCTTTCTTTATTGTTGTCGATACACCTAATCTTATCAGGAATCATAATTACATACGAGGTTCTAAGCTTCCTGGTATGTTCACAGCATACGAAGAGCCCAAGAGTTTATTGTTTGTCGGAAGAGGAAGAACAGCAGAATACTGGAAAACCTATGAAGATGGGCAATGGGCTGTTAACGTAGTTAATTCCTATATGCCAAACAGAACATTTGATTCTGTTAATGAAAAACATCGTGTGATCAATGCAGGTACTGATACACCTCATAGACTCTACTACGATAGTCGAGCCTTCTTCCTAGACTTAGGCGTAGACGTACTAGAAACGCCCTAGGCAGCATAAAGAGGAGTACCCTAGGGTACTCCTACTTATGTCGTTAAAGTTTAGATTTGATGTACTTTTCTAATTCCGCAATCTTCTTATCTTTCAACTCGCCTTCTCTTTGAAGTTGTTGAATGATAAACTTATCAGAACCAGAGCTAGTAATCTTACTGGCACGAATAGCTTCTAGTCTAACATGGTCTTCATGACTAATCAAACTAGGCTCATCTACCAGTACTGCTTTCACTTCAGATTCGATTCCTAAAGTATTGGCAGTAATCTCTTTAAATTGCTCAATGATAGATTCTAAGTTCATTGAATCAGGAATAGCTCCCAATGCAACACCTAATAACAAAGAAACATATTTAACACCGTTAATACTTGGGGCTTCACTGATGAAACTACAAGGTACATAAATCCATTCACCGATACCAGCCTGCAAAGATGCAATCTTAACGTTATTCTTTAAATCGTCTTGATAGATCTCAAGGTCGATATTGAAAGGTTCATAGAACTTCTCGAATACGTTATCACCTAATGCCAGATAATCATTAATAGATCTAATACTTCTACAAGTATAAACTGAATTAGGTGTGACTAGCTTATCAAAAGGTGCTTTGAGTTTAAACGTACCAGCGCTATCTACTAGTGGCGTAAACATTTAAACTCCTTTTAGTTAGCCGAATAATTACTCTTAAGAGCAACGTAGTATTCGATATTCTCAAACTTTCTAACCAAGAAGCTCAAACCGTTACGAGAAACCAATCTAGTACTCGATGGAAGAGTCGGATTATTTTCGTAGTTCTCAGCTTTGATAAGCAACTCCGTAATCATGTTAGTCCATTGTTTCGTAGACTCTTTCTGACGATTGAAGTCTTCATTGGTGGATTCTTCACCAATGTAGTCACCATAGTAATCAGAAATTTTGAACAATCCTCTACGGTTATCTTCACCGCCAATGATGGTAAGAGTCAGACTCTTATAACGGTGGGTAGTAATTTCCAGATTCTGCTCAATGTGAGATTTAGACATCATTCCGTTGAGCTTTTGTTCTACAAAGCTAACGACCTCACGATGATTAGTAATCGGGGAATAGATACCAGGAATTGTTCTACGACTAGGAATAGCATATTTATCCCAACGTGGCAAAACATAGAAAGCAGTAACGTTAAACAGATCAGGAAGAATAGTCTTCCATTCGTTTTCTGAAGAACGAGAATTAGCTGCAATGTACTCAATGATAGCTTGACGAATCAAACTGGAGTCATCCCCAGCCTTACCATAAATAATAGCGTGCCAATAAACCGTAATGGTATCGTTGATATTGCTAGGATTAATGTAAGTAGTGGACTCTGCACGAAGCATCGTGTCAGGATAATCACCTCTAGCTTCATTGATTCGATCTGCTAATTCAATTGGATTGATCTTAGCTACCAGCTCCTTAAGTTCAGGAGTCGGCATAAAAAATTGATCGATGTTCTCAAATGGAGGAATGATCTTAATTAAGAATGGTTCGTACTCAGTTTGAAATGCTGCGTCACTAAGCCATACTTTAATTTCTGTCTCTACTGTGCTATTTCTGAGCTTATAGCTCACCCATGCGGGTAGTCTACGAATAGTGTCATAAGTAATAGGACCACAGCGTACATCCACTACAACTGTATTAAAGTTGTTTTGCAGTAATGTAGCTAAGCCAGAACTAGTAGTGTTACCAGTTACAGCGTCACCTAAACTATACAGCCAACTACCAATATTAAGGATAATATCTCTAGTAGTAAGATCTAACGCTTTCTCTTCAGAGCCTGACTTCGATGAAAATAATGTGAACTTTACGTTCTGATAAGTTGCATTGAAGTATTCTTTGATGTCACGAGCGTAGGTCCTAGACTTGGAAGATAACTCCCCAAACATTGCTACAGTGTCAGGGCTGTTGTTGACTTGACCATCAACATTATAGAAACCTTTAATCTGATGCATAAAAAAACCTTTTGACTTATTGATGTTTATCTACCTCACTGGTATAATAAACATAAAAAGAAACCTATGGAGAATAAGGAATGATGTCACCTCAAATAATTAGCTCCTTATTTGATCTCGTGAGGGAAGTCTTTAATAGTAACAACAGGAAGCGAAAAACTAAATGGTTAGGTAAGCTAATTATAGCTATTTTGATCCTAACTATCAGCACTTGCTTCGCTGCTATTGGTATATTAACTAAAGAGCTGTACTCTACCCAGCAGACGCTGAAATCTAAGAAAGCGGAAGTTGAGAGATTAAAAGAAGTTGAGCACGAAGTTCTAGTCTTGAGGGAGACCAACCAGATCTTGTCAGATATCCTCCAAAAGAGAATGCCTGATAAGGAAGTTGTTATCAAGAAAGACGGAAAAGTTATATCTAAGATACCAGAATAATCAATTTTTTAGAATCTTCAAGAATCTATTGTATATTACTCTGGCGGATTAAAAAATGAAAGACGTAACTCTGGATAAAGAAAAAATCAGTGGGGACGGTATCGTCCTCTACTGTGACGGAAGTACTAAGCCCAAGAACCCTGGCCACAATGGCTACGGTATCCATGGTTTTGCTTTCAACAACAATACACCTAAGAAGGGTACAGGTAACCATCTACAGGTTCTGACTCATACAGGGTATGTTGATTCCAAACAATACAAGGCAATGGAAAATGCTGATCCGGTGGTAGAGCCTACGTGCTATGTGGACGTAATCGGCTCAACAGATATCTTCGGATCGAACAACACCGCAGAACTATTGGCAGCAAGAACAGCAATTCAAATCATCACAAGGTCGAATGTCAAAACAGGCTTGATCAAAACAGATAGTCAGTACGTGGAGCGTGGTATTAAGATCTGGTCGGCTTCATGGATCTCTAATAACTGGCATAAACGTGACGGTACTCCTGTACCTAATGCAGATATCTGGAAAGATGTACTAGCTGAAATTGCTGAAGCTAACAGAAATGGTCAAACAATTGAAGTAATGTGGGTCAAGGGACACACTGATTCTATCAAAGATGTTTTCGGTATCTACGGAAACATTATGGCTGATAAGTTAGCTAACATTGGTAGCGAGAAAGCAAAGGTTGGAATTGATGAGATTCTGATCAACGTTACCGATGTGGAAGGTTATTGGAAGAATACTTCCAAACGAAACCCAATGATTTCACACAGAACTTTGTACATTACTGGTGAAAGTCATAATTTGAAAAACGTCTACTTTGTGGGGAACCATGGTAAGGATGATGATTTCATTGGGCGTGCTGATCCAGACGGCTCCCTAGGAGTTGTCTGCGTGGCAGAAGCAGATCCTGTTTTGGATCTGTTAAAGGAGTACGTGCATAAAGAGTCTAGCGATGTTAACCGTCTGGCTTTCATCAGGACAGATGCACTATTCGCTAACAATAGATCGGAAGATGTGATCAAGTACGGCATCAGTGCTTTTATTCAAAAGAATGCAAACCGCATTGATTTGAATTCCGCTGATAAAGAGCCTATTCTGAGAGACATTAATCCACCACGATTGGCTCTTAGGACTTTTGATCATCTCAACACACTGTTTACTCGTCTACAAATGTTCCAAGATGGCCGTTTGAATGTACGAGGTAACTTTGCTATACAGATATCACGGATCATTTCTACGATACAAGTAAAAAGACGGTAAAGGGTGAGGACGTAATCACGAGGTCATTGAAAACTAGCTTTAAGGTTGGCACTCCTAGTACCAAAGTTAAAGTTAAATACATGGCTAAGAAAACTGATCACGGAAATGGAACCTTTATATCGGAAGAGCGAGAAAAGGAAATTGTTCTATCTCTTAACATCGATCTACCAGATCGTAATTGCTTAAAGCGTATTGATTCAACTACACCTGAAGTATTTTGTATTACTGAAATGGAGTCCGATAAGTGCTTTAGGTATTACATTGTGATCAAGAATGCCAAAAATGAAATTGGCATTTGGGCTGGTTTCTACTCAAATCAAGTTTATTTGTTTTGATAGGAATCGTTTTCATTCAATAATCTATTTAACATGAATTCAAATGACTGCGAGTCTATCTTTTAGAGGACTGGCTTGTAAGACACTAAATAAGTTTCTTCCAGACAATGTGAAGAGACTTATTTTCATATCCAGCATTACAGGATACTTACGAGACATCCAAACACCGGAATCAGCTTTGGCTGAAAGACTTAACAACTTGATGAACATGGGCAATAGGAGTAATTCACTCTTGGTTCCCATTATGTTCAACTCAAAAATCTGGTGCGACTTCGATCCAGAGAAGGAACTCAAGCTCAAAGGTCTAGTTTATGCTGATCTGATCAAATTCAAAGAAGGTACTACTTCTATGAAAGACTTGAGAATCCTCAGCAATGCCTTCATCGAGAATTCACCACACTTCTTAAGATATGGCAGCAAAAAAGAAATGCGTAACGACCTTATGCATTTGTTTAAAAACATTAAAGGGTTACAACCAGCTTAATGCAAACATAAGAGAGTACCCATCCGGTACTCTCTTTATGACGTATAACAGAAAGAAACTAGCTACTGCGTAGTTAACCTTAAGTGTTTATACTGCACTTTGTTTGTATAAAGTATACACACATAAAAGCCCCCCTCCCCTATAGGGTTCCCCCCTGTAGTGATATATGAATATTTTACTCAGACTAAGGTACGTCATAAGAGACTCCCCTCTCGGAGAGTCTCTCTTACTTACAAGCTTTTGATCTTGTCTTCGGTTTCACTGATAGCAAAGGTCAATGCTTTAATACGGTAAGCAGTAGCAGCAAAGAACTCGACTTGTTGAGCTAACTCGAAAGTACCGTTAGCCATATTCATCAAAGCCTCGTTACTAGCCTTATCGTAGTCGCCACGTTCTGCCGACTTAATAGCGATGTCCAAAGTATCAACGATCTTCTTGACTTGGCCAGCAACTTTCTTTAGGTCAATCTGATCGAGACGCTTAGTCAGAGAGTTATTGTCCTTACAGACCTTCTTAAACTCACCATAGCTGCCGTAGGCGTCATGAAACAGAGTACGACCAGTGTTACCCTTACTGAAGTGGCTAGAGATGTCCTTGGTCAATCCAGTGCGAGTTGCTTCGTAACCTTTGAACTTTGCTGTATCATCTTTGATAGAAAGCTTTCTGTCTTTGTTAGTGACGAAAGCAGCCACAGTGATATAGAACTCACGAAGCAATACGGAAGTTACTTCTTCGTAATAATCGACACTGAAGCCCAGAGAGGTTTGGTATTTGTCAATATTCCCAATGAAGCCTTCCGGGGTTGGAACGAAAACCTTATTGAGTACATCTTCCGGTACATCTTTAGCACCAAAGAAATTAGCGTGGACTTTTGATTTCAACTCGGAGAAAGAAAAAGCCTTACTCAATTCTACCAGACCATTCATGCTGGTAGTCAATTCAGTCATCACATTGGGGATTAAACTGACCGCTGATTGTAGGATGTTGTTAGAATTCTCAGCTTCCAAAGCGAGCATCTCCAGAGCAACAGTACCAGTTACGGTATTATCTTTAACATTTAACATTATACGTACCTTATAAAAGATGTGTTGGACGAAGTTCCATATGTCTATTCAAACAATTTGTGTTTTTCTAATTTTAAATATCCGTTAATATAGTTTGTAAAGGGTACACTTTTTTCTCTAAAAGGAATCACGATAAATGAGCATCTTTAGCACAGTCTCAAGATCAGAACCAGTGAAACCATGCTTTAATATTGGTGCAGGTTTTGATGTTCCGACAGCATCCGTACTTCGTGGTAAGTACGGTGAATCCATCATGAATGGTGGATATACAATTTTCAACGGCATGGCCGGGACTGGCAACGTGTTCAAGTCCGCTATGCTAGAATGGCAAGAACTCGCTGCTCAGGATCGTATTAACTATGCTCTGGATATTATTCCAGATACATTGAAGTATGATACCGAAATTAACAAAAACGAAGACCACATCCGTAATTTCGCTCAAGAGTTCCCAACATTCAAAATCATTGATCCTATCAGTTCCAGTAACATGGTTATCACTGATAAGTCGAAGTACTCTGGTAACAAGTTCTTCGAGATCATGAAAGAAACTCTGAAACAAAAAGATAATAGCAAAGAATCTATTATTCTTCCTTTCTTGGATCGTGACAACAAAACTCTCTATAAGTGCAAATTCCCAACGTTTGGTGGTGTTGATTCTCTGACTGAATTCGATACCGATGCAGAACGAACCATGGGTGAAGAGAACGAATTGGGTGAGTCTGGTGCTAATACTCTGTTCATGAAGAGTGGTCTGTTTAAGACTCGCTTCTTGATGGAGTTGTCTCCAATTATCCATAGTAGTATGCACTTCATGGGAATGGTTGCACAGATTGGTAATGAGGTCAGTATTCAATCTGGACCGATGCCTGCTGCTCCTAAGAAGTCTCTGGGTGCTATGAAGAACGGTGAAGTGATGAAGAACGTCACTAGTAAGTTCTCATTCCTTACCAGTATTCTTTATCAACCTATCAGTGCTAAAGGTCTCTTCAACGGTAGCCGTATGGAAGATGGCCCTCTGTATCCGATGGAGAGATCTGATAAAGACTTCAAGGCCAAGAACGACAATGATCTGTTTGAAATTCAGTTGAAGTGCCTTCGTAATAAGAATGGTCCTACTGGTTTCACTATGACCGTGATTCTTTCTCAGTCTTTGGGTGTCCAACGAGAGCATACCGAGTTCCATTATATTAAGGAACGTCGTTTTGGTTTCGAAGGTAACTTGCAAAATTACAATTTGGTTCTCTATCCAGATGTTAAATTGTCCCGAACTACTGTTCGTCGCAAGTTGGCTGACGATTACAAGCTCAAACGTGCTGTCAACATTCTATCTGAACTGCTTCAGTTCCGTGATCTGAAGCCCGTAGTAATTGCTCGTGATGACATCAATTGCTCTCCAGAAGAGCTGTATAAAGACCTGAAGGATCAAGGCTACGATTGGGATGTGTTGTTGAATACTCGTGGTTGGTACTGTCCTAACAACGATGATCCAAAGCTGATTCCTTTCCTCTCAACTATCGACTTACTCAGGATGCGTAAGGGTCTGTATTTCCCATATTGGATGGACCCAGCTACGAAGCAACGCAAGCCTGAATTCGCAAACTCTAAACCTTACGAATAAAATGACTGCTCCTGTTTCTTTTACTTCTGTCAATACCGTCCATAGAGACGAGCGCAAAGTTGGCGACATTGACATGATCAAATGTGTACGTGATATCTTGGTCCGTCACGGTCTCAAGCAGAAAGTTGAGCAATTATTTGATACTGACGTAAACATTGTTTATGCAGCTAATCTAGGACCTAAAGCTCAACGTGATGTACTGATTGCATTCTGGAATCTACAGTTCATGGGTGTGGATGTAGGTGGCTATGAAGAGCGCGCTGTACTTGGTTTACCCTTCAGTGATTCAGATTGGATTAGGGTATTCGTTGAAAAACTTGTACCCTTTATTGTAGACAATGATCTACCAAAGGGTTTATATGGCTGGAAACCGCAAGGAAGCTGAGAAGATAATTATAGACATGGTTGAAGCCATCCTTCCGGGTGGCGGCAACCGACAAGTTTATGAGACATTCTTCTCTAAAATGAGCGATAGAGATTTTGACCAATGGATGGAAGATATTAATACTGGCAAAGAGCGCCCGTTTATCTATGTTCCTAACGGTGGTAAACATAAACTGTCCACCGAGAAAAACTTTGCCATTGCAAAGAAGATTGGTCATAATTTCTTCGAAAAGATTTGGATCGATCAAAACGATCCTGAACGTCCTAAGTATCTCACGAATGTTCCATACATTATTCTTGAGCTACCTATCAGGCGTCAATCACAATTACTGGTAAAGAAAATCTCTGTACCAGAAAACAATAGAAGTATTGATCAGTTATCAGGTCAGGCTGCTGGTGATTCCAGATCAGCAAGAATCTCATATCCTGAACTCCAGTTATTGATGGGGATGAATTTACCTAATAGCTTGGTTGAGTTCATGAAGTTCCGTGGTGGTGATAAAGGTGGTTTCAATGCCATGAATAGAACCATTAGCACAGACGGTACTGTAACACTTAAGGGTATTAATCACCTGGCAACAGGTGTTGAATCTACCAAGACACTGAGTGCTTATCTTACATCTATGCATTTACGCAACACACTTCTATGAACGAAAAAGCAGCTAGCTTTAAGAATGAGCCAATTGCTGGTAGAGACATTTATGTTGATCTAGATTCGCTATTCGATACAAGACTAGCTATTTTAGATAAGATCGATACTAGATATGCTACTTTAATCTATGAAGCAGGTTACTGTAACCGGACCGAGGATGCATTCCCTAGACTCAGTAAAGAAGCTTTCAAGAAGCTCTTTGATGATCGAGACAATGATGTCTTATCTAGAGCATTGCTCACTAATGTAATTGGAATGGTGAAAGATCACATTAAAGAGAATGTGTTACACCTACACAATACTCCAGGTGGTAGAGAGATTAACGTCTATGTAAATGTCTGGCCCTACGAGTTTGACAAAGAAGGCGTTGAGATGATTCTCAAACCTATCTATGATTTGGAGAAGAACCGTGTTAACGTACATGCACTGAATATCGATCCGAAGGAATTACCAACTAGTTGGTTCGGACAGAGATTTGCTTTCATCGTCATGTACGACTACATGAGGTGGTTGAATAATATCTTGGATGATCCCAAGACATTACAACACAAGATACCCAAGACTACACTCATTGCACCTAAGCTTTTCTTAAATGAAACTTACAATGAGAAAGACTACCAAGAGCACATTGATGCAGGTAACTTTGATCCATTCAGAGAAATCGAACTCATTTGTTCACAGTTCATTGGTCTTGAGTATTATGAAACCCCATTGTTCTCTGCCTTACTTCCTCCTGACTTTATCCAAAAGAGAAAAGAGGAATTAGGATTAAATGACGCATAATCAGGAGTGGCCTAGGCCACTCCTTTTATGTCGATATTATTCAGTATCTGAATTTGCAGCAGCAGCACCAGCAGTTTTCATGAACGCATCGTAAGTAGTATTCTGAGTACCTTGATCCATTTCACCCGGAACGAAATCTTGTCTCTTGAGATGGTCGGGAAGTTCTTGCACTTGATGGACCACAACATCAACTACATCGACAGTACCGCGTCCAGTATTGCCATTGATAGACTTCAGAGCTTCGGCCACCAATGCAGCAGAATTAGCCACAGCAGCAGTATTCTTCTCATCAGATTTAAGCTTCATACGAGTGAATGTAGAAGCATCCATATCTTTCAAAGCTTTCAGTAAGACCTCGGCTTGTTCTGGATCTTGGGGAATTCTACCATCTCTAGTATATTGTTTAACTAGTTCTAAACGTATGTTTCTAGAGAAGAGTAATTCCGCTTCATCACATAAAGCATCTTGGGGGCCATTGAAAGGAATGATCTTGTTTTCTTCCGACATTTAAGATTCTCCTTAAAATTTTAAAAAATAAATGACAATATATAATAGAATAGAGCATGTAAAATGTTTTTTACATCAGTCACATTAATTAGAGACTAATTATGTTATTCCGTGAAATTCCTAAGGAAGAACGTTATCGTTTCAAAGTCAAAAGAGGGATCTGGAATTGGGGTGATGATCTACGAATGTGCAGAGAACTCATCGTTGCCGAAGAAGATGGTTTGGTAGTAGGGTTAATAACTTACGTTGAATCATCTGGAAAAGATCCCGATTTCATTGGAGTAGGAATCGTTTCCGTTCATCCTAAGTTTCAAGGAAAAGGTCTAGCACGAGGAATGATTAATGTGCTCTTTGATCAAGCTTGGTTACTTGATAAAGGGATAAGAGTCTCACCGTATACCGAACAAGGTAAGCTAAAAATCAAACCCATCTTTGAAGAATTCTCTTCAAAGTTCAACATTCAACTCAGGCATTAAAAATGACCTTCATCAAAGTAGAACACGATTCTCTTCCCAAATACTTCAATTACCCTAGGTATGAAAGTGGTAAAGAAGTCAGCTTGGAATTGAAGAATCCACAGGACTATAACGCCGTGATTACGTTGTCATCTAATGAAGCGATTCGCAAAGCTGATTATGAGTCCTTGGATAAAATTGAAGAAGGTATTCGGCATGGGGCTTTCTATCGAATCCGAATCAAAACGTACATCAATCGCCGTGGACCACATGCATTGAAGTATGATGACTTCGAATTTACGCAATGTATGCCTGATGAGAACGTCATTCCAATCATTCATGTATTGCTTGATCGGATCATCAAAATAGCTGAACTTCTCAATAAGAAATGATATGGCTGTGACCATTAAGTTAGTCCACTAAATCTAATGGTCATATGACTGGTCACAACCGATACCTAGGTAAGAAAGAACAAGCTGTTTATGAAAAGTAAGTCTTTAAAGCATCGTTACTACGAATTTGAATTGGGAATTATCAACAGATTCTTTCCTTTCAAAAACGATGCTATGCCAAAAGTTTCACTGTTACCACTCAAGCTCTTGATTCAAGGTATTGAGAAGTATTTCAATGAAGATGTAAATTTGTCTCAGAATACCAATCTCTACATGCGAGCGATTGGTCCTGATATTGTAAAATCAACACTTATCTTAGAAAGGTTGGTGAAGAACTGTAAGAAAACTATCTTCGACGAAAAAGACAGGTACGTCATCAAGCTAGAGAACGTAGTCACTTACGTATTCTTTACAGATGAAGCCGGTAACATCTTGAACGTTCAAGACTACGTTACACGTATAAGAGAGGCCCTGGTATTTCTAATTGACTTCTTTGAAAAGAATCGAAATACGGAAGGCACGCAAGCATATGCCATTTGCAAGACAATCTACATGCATCTGGAGTATATGTATACATTTGTTGGTGATTTGACTCACGTATTCTTAGGTAAGTCAATCAAGTAAAGGAACATGGAAATGGCTAAGGACAATGACAACAAACCACGTAATCGCAACAGTGGTCTGCAAATCTTTTCTCCGAAAGACATCAATGGAAGCTCGGCTGATGTAAAGAGCGTTTTGAGTAAGATCTTTCGTAAGTTGGTGTTCTCGTCTGGTCGCAATCCTGTACAAAAATGGAATGAGTACATGGATGACTACATTGCCTCTACTAACAAGGCAAGACCTCTAACACCCAAACAAAGTACCTACACTCGTGGTAACACCAAAAACGAACTCATGAATGACCGCATGAGTTGGTTCGTATTCTGTAAGGGTTTGCGTTTCCTGCGCTTTACCAAGTTCCGCATCATCATCATTGCATCGAATGATGACGGTGGCAATTTCTACGTTGACGAAACCGTCAATATCTCACAACTCGAAAACGAAGGCAATTTCGATGCAAGTGAATTCCAACTTCCGCAGACATCTCTGAACAACGATGAGATGAATACGTGGCTGGAGGACATGATCGAAAGAAACAAGAAGAAGGAATAAAATGTCCGTTACCAAAAATGCTGGCATGGATCTTCCTCTATTCGTGGATGACACCCGAGTAGAGGAGACTTTCATGGAGACTTTGGCCTATGTCCATGGTTTGGGTATAGTCCAAGGCTCAGCCGTACTAGAGCAACATACTAAGTTTGTCGCAACGGTTGCAGCTTTCCCCCTTTTCTTGATGTTTAACAGAAACACTCTGGCTACCATCGAGAAGGAGATTATCACGTCCAGTATTGTTCGTGATTTTGTCCTTACATTGTTCACGAAGTTCTCAACCATCATGAGCATTCGTGATAAGAACTTCAGTATTAACCATCTGATCTCTGCATTGCAGAACACAGTGGTTAAAGATATTAGTTTAGGAATAGATACTGAAATTAGTAAAAACCTAGTAAAGAATCTCACCGATTCTATCATTCCGACAGGTAATACTGTAAATGATTATCTGACTAAAAACCGCTGGTATATAGCAGTCTTATTAATAAATGTTTTTTCTATTAGTTCCTTGAAGGTTATGGACGACATCAAACGTCCTCCTGTAAAAAATGAAGGAACTTAAACATGACTGCTCCTACCGTACAAGAGAAGAAACATGATGCCCCTCGTAAGAAGAAGGGTTTTCAGAAACGTAAGCAACCTCCCATGAATGATCAGATGGCCAGTAAGCTGTCCGAATTGTTCAAACTCTCCCAATCCAATGAAACGAAACAAGTTGATCACCGTCAACAAGTCTCGACTCGTGGTCTTCTGCCTCTTCGCCAAGAAGCAGTCGATGGAGTGGATCACATCAACTTTTTCACCAACGTTCAAACAGAACTCGGTGCTCTGCTGTCCACTGAAAACAGACTACCATTTGCTTTCGGTCCAGTAAATAAGGAAGGTGTGGTTCAAGGAGATACCTTTGAGTCCTTGAAGTGTCTTTGGGCTTATTATCGTACTAGCTGCCTGATTGATGGCTTCCGTACCGTTCAGGATTTCAAGATCCGAAAACTGTATCGAACCATTAATGAATTCCCAAAGCAGGAAAGTATCTTCGCCGTAATGGTGATGGGTTACTATTGCAAGATGTTGGCGTACCCCACGCTGGCTGAAGCTTTGGTGAAGAACACGCTGCCGTTCGACTACTACAGTGTTCACAATGGTGTCAAGAAGCGTACCGCAGTCTCCAAGCTGATGGTTAATGCTCTCTATGAAGTTCGTCGTGCACTCAAGTTCAAGACACTGCCACGTTTGGAATCTTTCCTCTCTCGTGCCGATCAAGAGAAAGCATTTAATGTTCTGCCGGTGTATCGCCACGATTACATCGTGAATATTTTGCTCGGTCAAGAAGCCATGAAGAAATCGTACTATCGAACGATTGAAGATTGGCCGAAGGCTCAGTTGAGTAAGCTGACCATTGATCTTGGTGTTGAAAAGTCTCGTGAACAGACTACCAGTGATGAAACTGGTCACACGGCAAAAGTAGACGAAGTTGCTGTTCAAACTAAAAACGCTGAAATCAAAGCAGCGATGGACGATGCTGCCGGTAAGTTGAATGTTCCTACGGTCATTCCTGTGAATGGTGAGGAAGGCGATTTGTTGCTGACTGATATTGGAAAGAATCTGAAAGACCCTACCGATGGTCCTAAGGTCGATTCAACTGAAGAACGCATCTCTACAAATCCTAACTGCGCTATTCCGAGTGTGGTCGATAACGCTGCTGAAGAAACAGGCTCAGCAAATAAACCCATGGTTGAAGAGACGGCTGATCTTGCAGTCAAGGCTGTCTCGGAAGATGTTGTACTCGGTGCCGTGTCTTTGGATCAAACCAAAGATGAGTCACAACACCATCCAGTTTAACTGATGGCTAATTAAAAGGAGGAGCTTCGGCTCCTCCTTTTATGACGGTTATTCTTTTTTGTTGAAATCACTATGACTTACTATAATCGAAGGAAGAACATATGTCAACAGGAAAGCTTACTGCTACAGTGTTCATGGCTGGTCCAGAGGATAAACTAGGCGTAGTTGATGTCTATGAACAAGCCAGTGATTCTATTGTTAACAGCTATCAAGAACAATTTCACAATGTAATGGATTCACTGTATGGTTTCTTATCTGGTGTATCCGGTTTCGCTAAAGGTCTTAAGGGTGGATTAGACTTCATCAACTCTAATCTGAATGCTATCAATGGCGCTATCAATTCTGCTTATGGAATGGTCAATGGTGTTATTGGTCAAGCAATGGGTACTGGTATGGGTGCCCTGGGTACTATTAATGGCATCGTAGGGTCTGCTCAAAGAGCCGTTGGTAGCACGATGGGTATTCTCAATGGGGTAGCTCAGTTTCCAGGTAGAAGCATCTCAGGTATTTTAGGAGCTGGTGGTCGGTTAGCGAATGGTTTCTTAGGAACAGCTACTAGAATTGATAATCTCTTTAATCCTAATATAGATTTTAGAGGTGTAGTGGCTATTGGTAGAGTTAGTGATAGACTCTCTGGCGGTTTAAATAACCGTTATAGAAATAGAACTGCCACTAATCAATCAACTTCCTTACAAGATACGTTAGCTGCTAGTATCGTTAATTATGGCTCTCTAAACCCTTTAGCCAATAACCTAAGCTCTGCTATCAATAATGATCTAGATGTTATTCTAGGGGGCGATAGAGGTGCTATTACGTCTATTACTAGGCCAGCTATTGATAGAGTAGGTACTTTAGCTGAACCTACTAAATACGATAAGAATAATGGAACCCTTACTCCATCTCGTTTAGTAGAGAACATCACTGATAATGATTTATCTTCTGCGGTGAGAGATTTAACCCCAGAAGCTCAAGAAATCTTAGTGCGTGGTCTAACTGAAGAAAAGATTTTTGCTAATAATAAAGTTACAGTAGCTGGTAATGCTGGAACGATTAGTCCACAGGTAAGTGAACAAAATAAAGAAGCTATTGCTAACATCATTAATACCATCACAGGTGGTAACTATGAGGTAAAGAGCAAGACAGATGGTACAGATTGTAATATCATAGCTGGTGCTGTTCATTTAGCTAGTAAAGCAGGTTTTCCTAAACCTTTTGAAACTATTGCTAAACATAAATCCCCAGAACTAATGATTGAGATTGCTAAACCTTTACTCAGACGTGCAGTAGAGGAGGGTGATTTCGAGATGATCAGAGATATTGCAACCACGGCAGTCAGTAAAGAGATTCCAGTTATTGTTCCTAATCTTATTAAAGAGATCAAAGCTAGACTTAAGAAACCAGATAATCTCTCCCAACAAGAGTATGCTAGATTCTATAAAGTAGTGAAAGGTATATTTGCTAATATCAATCCTACATGGACTAGATATTCAAGTGGTAAGGTAAATGCCATTGATGCTACAGGGATTGCGTTGAATCCTTTCTTCGCTGATCTCTTAGAAGCGCAGATGAACGAGATGAAGAACCCTGAACTGAATTTAGGTAATCTTCAAGTCTCTTATCCAATGGATGGTTTAGATAATCCTACGAAACTGTTGAATGAAATCGGATTGCCTGATCCAACTATCACAACTGATGAATCAGGTAATGAAGTTATCATTCCACCTGATAGGTATGTTAAACCAGAAGTACTAAAGATCGATCCCAAGAATTACAAGGATGAAGCTTTTATGCTTTTAGGTAAGGTATTCTTAAACAGTACTGTAGATAGTGAGATTAAGAAACATTTCCCTTATTTCTATGAAACTATGGAAACCATCCCTGTAATGCCAATGGGTTAAGGGTTGAAATGAAACCCCTTATTAAACAGAACGATCAACTATTGAGATTCAGATGTCCAGGTTGTAATACTGAACATGCTATTCAGTTTGGATGGGAAGAAACTCCTAACTGGAATTGGAATGGTTCATTTACTAAACCTACATTTGATCCTTCAGTATTAGTTACCTATGAAGGTAAAGATGCAGGTACAAATGGAGCACCTCCTGCCGTTTGTCATTCATTTGTTAAAGAAGGTAAGATTCAATTCTTATCTGATTGTACCCATAGCTTAGCTGGTCAAACAGTTGATCTACCTGAGTGGTTCGATACAGTATATACATCATAAAACGAGAGTACCTTCGGGTACTCTCTTTATGCCGGTAAATAAAAATATCTTAGATATTCTTTTTTTTTGTTTTTTTAACGTTCCATTGAAATCACTTGATACAACCAAACAAGGATTATCATGACTAAACGTGTAGTGGTCTTCCACCATGACGATAACGACGGCTGCTGTGCAGCATGGGTAGTGAAACACTACTTTGATCTGGTTCAAGAGAATGTAGAAGTTATCACTGTACCTGTTCAGTATAGTCGCACTCCTCCCGTCCATACACTGACACCTGATACTATTCTCTATATTGTGGATTTTTCCTACAAGCGAGATGTTCTTTTAGGTCTTCAGAAGATGGTTAAGGAAATCCACGTCTTTGATCATCATGCTACTGCTGAAGTAGAATTGTCCGGCCTGCCTTTTGCTAAGTTCTCCAAGGATAAAGCTGGGGCAGGTATGACATGGGATATTCTCTTCAACAAAGAACCCGTACCCTACATGGTTCAACTAGTAGATGATTACGATCTCTGGAAATTCACTCTTAAAGATACAGAGGCTTTCCATGCTATCTCGACTCTACATAATACTAAATCAATGGAATTCTGGTACAATCTATTCCTGTACCCCAACATACTCCAAGAAATACTGGCTAAAGGACATGAAAAACTCTACTTTGAAAATATTGAGATTGACAACATTATCAACAGCGATAAGATTAAGTTCGGAAAATTCACCGCTCCCGGTAAAGAGTATAAAGTCGCTATTTATCAAACCACCCACAATCTCTCGAAAATCGGAAACAGACTCCTCAGCAAGCATCCCGAGATCGATTTCACCATCTGTTGGTTCATAGTACCTAAAGATGGCAAGATTGTCTTTAGCCTGCGCTGTGATGATACACGTCAACTGGACGTAGGTAAGGATATCGCTAGCGAAATGGGTGGAGGTGGCCATAAGAATGCCGCAGGTTTCACTCTACCTATCAGTGGTGGTCTTTCTTTTGTGGACATGCTCTATGCGTAAAGAACTAGCGAGGTTTGTACTTGTATGTTGCCTACTGGTAGCCGATCTGAAATCATTCCTCAAACGTCACTGGAAAAGAATCTGGTAGTTCTAGAGACTACGACCATACCAGATTCATATTACTTATCAAATTCGAGGATAGTGATATAGTCTTGGTATCGTGTTTTAATGGGGTTGTGATTTCAAATGCCAATACGTTTGATTCTGTGTAACAGAAAATACGACTCATCTATACCGTATTACTATATTGGAAGACCCAGTCCTCTGGGTAATCCATTTTCAATGACGGTGAAAACTATTCAAGAAAGGAATCGGGTCTGTGACCAATACGAATCCTATTTTGAATCCGCTAAAGCTTACCATGTCGAGTTGATAGTTGAGCTTTTGAACTTAGCTATTACTCACGGTACTCTCCAATTCATTTGTTACTGTGCACCAGAGAGATGTCATGGAAATACAATCGCGCAATACCTCAAGGAAAAGTTACTGGAAGAGGGTTACGATGTCGTCATTGAATAAACCTACACTTACTATCAAGGAACCTACACGCTATTGCGTTCAAATGGAGAACGGCGATAGATTGATGGTTTACAATGGTATCAAACGTGCCTCTAAAGGTTCTAACAAGGCTTGGGTGGTAAAACATAAACGTGTTGTGACTGTCTTTTTTGATCGTGATTATAATGGTGATTTCAGAGCTTCTTTACAAGAAGCCGAAAACCATCTCACGACTGTGTATAGTCCAGGTAAAAAATTTGGTAAACCGAAATATGAGTTGGTTAAGGTTAAACGTCCTTATTCCAAAGATCCGACTGACTTGATTCCTCGTGTTCGTCTTACTCGATTTATAGGTGGTTATAAGTTCTTCGATCTTGACCCCAATATGATGGGTGCTGACGGTAGTCTAAAAGCTTTTATTCAAGCAGAAGACTTTCATTATGAAGAAGGCATTAAACTTGGCTATATCAAGGCTAAACCTAATACAGCTAATTTAATGCAGCTACAAAGACTTGAGGAACGTTATGCAAGAAGCCAAGGATGATGTTCCAGAGTTTCTCAATCACATTGGTCATTCGCTCTCTGTTGCTTCTCTGAATAGACAAGCAGCTAAGAAAGCTAACAATGTAGTTGAATATAAATTCTGGAATAAAATGCATCAGATTTTATCAAAGGCTTGTTCTGAAATGCATGATCCTCAGTATGAGAGAATGAAGAATGCCAGAAAATAATCAATTAGCTTTTGATTCCATCTGGAATGATCTGAATCCAATTAGCATCTAAAAGAGTGAACAGGTTTACCTTCGGGTAGATCTGTTCATTTTATGACGGCAACTTTAGGAAAAACTATGCTTGACATTATTCGTGAAATTAAAGACCATGTAATACACCTGGCACATTTGGTAAGAAACTCCAACACTGCACCCTTGACAGATAAGATTCAAGCGAAAGAAGTAGAACAACAGTCTCTTGAGAAACTAGATTCTATGCTTTCTATGTCACCTTATGGTGGTGAGAAACTTGTTAGAGAATATCTAACTGTGGGTGATGCCAGTAAAGTAACTGCTCTTGGCATGAGTAGCATGAATATTGCTCTCACTAACTTTTCTAGTTTAATTTTCAACAAAGACAAAGAGATTACTAATATCAATCTTGCAAGTCCCTTACAAGGAACGAAAGTTGTAAATACATTCACTGAAATGAAAGGTACTTTAAAAGCTGTAATCAGTACAGCTACTACCTCTTACGGATTGGTACTCGGTGATGATAGCCATTATCATATTGCCGATATGAAGTTTTGGAATAAACTGGAGTAATCATGTCGATGTTTTATGGATTATTTATAGGCTACCTTATTAATTATGATAAAGCTATGAAAAGCTATTTGAATTCTTTGTATGGGGTTTATGATGGAGAAAAGAAAAGCAACTGACTACTTTCACTTAAACAACCTCATTGAGTTTAATGAATTAAGTCCGATTGATTATGTTAATAGAGATTTCTCGAAAATTGATGTAAATCTCATGTTACCATTAGGTACAACACTTACCTACAAAAAAGGTGATGCTACTTGGATATTGATGGATATTTACGATGGCTGGTATATGTTTATTCTAGCTAATGGTAATTCTGATATCAAGTTCTATAGTAAGAAAGAAAGCGGTAAGTTCATGGGCTACACTTTCCAAGCCTTTAAAGTAAGAGCTGATGAATTTAATCAAATCTTTGGATTTGATAAAGCCACAGGTATTACGCCTCCCAATAAACTGGGTGTCCTCTCGAATGTGGAAGTTGTACATTCTGACGGTAAATTCCACTACCAACTCACTGGACTTCCTAAATTCATTGTGAAGAATCTCAGTCCCTATTTCATGAAACTTATGGAGAGTATTCTGATTTGTTTTACTTCGCCAGAGCCGGATGTGGTAATGGAGACCAAATGGGATAGAGAAAAGAGTATTGAGGAAGAAGTCACTGAATTCGAGATCAAAGAAATCAGATATCCAAACGAAGACACTACAGTTAGTAAAATTAACATGTGGTGTGGTTTATTGGATTATATTCCGATACTAAAACTTACTGGAGAATTCATCAACAAAGAAGTTGTTGAAGTAAGAACTTAAATGTCAATAAGTCAGTTGTATGTTGGATCTATTATTGAAGATCTGAAGACTAACAGTATCTACGAGATCAATGGTGTCACCATGGATACCAGTAACTATGATGAAACCTTTCGTTATACTGTTAGAACCTTAGTTAATCCTCTTGATGTGAAAGTAAATGAAATTATGATAGCCAATGTATCACAACTGGCTAGCTTACATTTCTTCAATGTGGAGAGTAAACCAGATGCTGATTCAGGTCTGGTAAGCTTTCCCATAACTACAATGTCAGAAGAGGATAGTGAAAAACTTTCATCGATTGATATATTCTTGGAAAACTATTTTTATAGGGTTCGTTTATTCAGGAAACGTAAAACTATCTACAGAGTTAAACTAGAGGACATGGCAGATAAAACTGTCAAGATAGCCAGACTAGCAAACTTTTTAGAAAGAGCTTTGTTCAATAAGATGACTGTTATCAAAGTAATACCAGTGACTGAGTTGTTTGAAGAATACAAAGTTTATACTGGGAGCAGAAGATGACAAATAGGATAAAATATGAAAGAGGTACTAAATTCAATAACACTAGACTCACTTTTCTAGATGATATTGATAGCAAGAACGGTAGACAAGCATTATTTATCTGTGAATGCGGTAAAACTATTAAAACAAAGATTTGTAATGTTAAAACACTAAATACTATTTCATGTGGTTGCTATAAACAAGAGGAAAGTTTAAAGAGATTAACAACTCATGGTTTAACAAATACACCCGAATATGAAGCATGGTGTAAATTAAAACAAAGAACGTCTAATCCTAACGATCCTAATTATTCACGTTACGGTGGTAGAGGTATTACTGTCTGTAATGAGTGGAGTAACTCTTTTGAGCAATTTTTCAAAGATATGGGACCTAAACCTAGCGTTGAACATTCTATATAAAGGAAAAATAACAATGATGGTTACAATTCTGTTAATTGTTGTTGGGCAATACAAAGAGAACAGATTAGAAACCGATCTAATACTATCTTGGTAACATTTAATAACATCACAAAACCTTTGATTGAGTGGTGTGAAATTTATAAATTAGATTACAATTTAATTTATCAGAGATTGAGAAAGGGCTGGGATGTAAATAGAGCTTTTAATCAGAGATAGAAAGTCTGTTTAAACTTTTTTCAACCATATATCATCAATGTGAGCTTCTGATAGTTTTTTAATTCATACTGTATTAAAACTGAAAATATTAATAGGTTCTAGTACAGTATGAACATTCACACACCTTATGAAAGATTTGAATGAATACTGAGAAGACTTTTGTTTTCAATGGTGTCACTTACGACACTGATCGTTTCTTGAAAGGCCAAGCCATGTTCAAGAAGATCACTCCCGATGATGGCTACATTGTTAGTCCTCTGAAGCCGCCTTTCATCAGTGATGAAATCAAGCTTCCTGTTGTCTTGCAATATGAAGGCAACATGATTGCTGTGGCTCTCCCATCCAATGCTGTTGGTAAGGAAGCTACGCTCACCGAAGACGAAATCAAACCGGTGATTTACCGTGATGTTCGTCTGGCAACCAAACACACCCTTAAGTCATATGCTCACCAAGAGCCTGTGGCAGAAGAACGTGTTGAAGATCTTCAACGACAATGGCAACCGCCTCGTCGTGATGGTTTCCAACAACGACCCTATCAGTCTCGTGGCGGGTACTCCAGCCGCCGCTACTGATATCCACGAGGTTTGGTAGCACCTATTTTAAACGCTGCCGATTATCAAACTTTGAAAGATAGTTCCATGTCCAAGAATGCAAACACCGCCGCCGCAACTGAAGAACTGAAGGCAATTGCCGAGCACATCGTAACGTTGGGTGACAAGATCATCGCAAACGTTGAAGGTCAAGAAAATGGCGGAGTCAAGGATCACGCTGCTGAAACCACTGCTGGTTTCTTCGCCGAGAACCTCCCTGAAGGTGTTGACGAAAAGCAAGCCAAGACGCTGCTGAATTACATCGCTACCTACAGCAATGCCAACGACTACGCTGTATCCAAGCTGGGCTTGAAGCACGTCGTGGCCAATCCTGAAGCAGAAGGCTTCACGCTGAAGTCCAAGATGCTCGGTCGTGACCATGTCACCTCCAAGTTCCAAAAGGGCACCAGCAGCGACACCGCCGGTATGATCACCACTGATGTGCAGCACTTCCATGTCGGTACGAACATGGGTCAGCACAACCTGATCGTCAAGCACAGCAACGCTGCTGCTCGTGAAGCTCTCAAGTTCGATTAAGTTGTCGGCGTAAGGGTAGAGTCTTAAGCTAATAGTAGGTCACCTCCGGGTGACCTACTTATAGTGTCCTCTATCTTTTCTTTTTTGTAAATGGTTTGAGTAATCTCCTCAAACTTTTTATAGGAATCAAAAGTGGTGAATAACGATACGGGAATTCAGACTAATTTCGAGTCTGAGTTGAAAGAGGGTAACGAGAATAACTTTGGACCCAATAAACTCCTACATTTTCTAGATCATTCTTTGATTGGTCTAGTGAAGGATCTTCAATTGGAAGGCCAGGTTACGTCTAGTGTTTATAAGCGACTCTTCGAAAAAGAGATTACTTTGAACAATGACAAACCCGATAATTTCACTGAAATTCTGGTAAAGTATAAATCGGCACAAGTCACTGGTGAAGCTATTGATGTTGCTCGTGAGTATTGTACCTTACTTAAGCTAAACAATGATCTCTCAAAGCTCACTGGGTTACTTTCCAATACTGCTGCTGTAAAGATAGCAGACTTCATTAGAAAGTTGGTTTATCAAACTTCGAAAGACTATCATTTTGATATTCATCTCGATCAAGATGACTTCTATCTTTCGTTGACTATGTATTCTCCAAAGGAATTACAATCTGTAATGATTGAAATCTTCTAAGGAACAACATAAAAAAGGAGTACCTACAGATACTCCTTTTATGACGCATTAGTATTTATACTCGTAAACAGACTGACCTCTACTCATATAACCATTGCTATATCTGTCGTAGACACCAGTACCGTAGTTATTTCTATTTCTACCAATGATGTTTTGTTTCTTGGTTTCTTTGGTCTTAGCGATCAATTCATCCAGAGACAATACTTCATTTTCTTCAATGATGAGTTTAGAGTTATAGAAACGTAATTCATTCTCAATCTTCATCGAGATGATTTCATTTTGCTCTTGCTCTAATTTACCTAAGAGGTCTTTGATCTTATCTCTATAGAAGATTTGATCACGCTGCTCTTTAGTTATTACACCACCGTTTTCACCACCACCTCTATTCCTAGAGAGAATATCAGTAACTTGAATACCGTAGTGAACTAAGTTTTTAGCCTTAGTGAGCATCCAATGACCTAAGAGCCATCCGATAACTGCGTCATCGTGTTCCCCAGGTGCATGGTCAACTCTACCATTTCTAGTCTCTAATGACAGAATCTGATCAATCGTAGTCTTATCGTTTACCATGTGGCCACAATTTCTAGCAGCACTGATCAAAGTAGTAGAATATAAATCAGAACGACTGGTCATACCGCCACCTGAGGTAGCCCAACCAAAAGCCTTCTTATATCTGACATAGATGTCATGTGGTCTTCTGCTCAATGGGAGTTTAATCTCCTCATAAGCAGTCTTGTTCTCATCTGGATCATTAACAATTCTGTTAAAGATTCTCTTGAATGGATCGATACCACGATCAGGAAGAATCAATAACAAGTGATCAATCAAAGCAATAGCACTTGATCTACGCTCTGGAATGAGAGTAACATTAGGGCACTGGATAATCCAACGTTCACAAACCCATTCACTGAATGCTAACAGGTTAACTTGATTCACGTTAAAAGATGCAATAAGCATACCAGTTTTAACATCAGTTAAGGATAAGCTAATATCGTCCCCGCCTGCTCCGTCTGATGTGTCGGCAGAGAGGATAGAGCTATTCTTAGCCATATACATCTCAATGCTGTCTCTAGGTATGTACCAACGGCACGGAACACGGAAAGAACCGATCTTACAGTCCTCAACGTATAATGGTTCCTTCTGGCTACCACGAATGATTTCCATTTGTTGGATAGTCAATGGTGAACTCAAACTACCAGAAGTCCAGCGATTAAAGAAGTCTCGGTCAGCAGCATCTCCCACAGACTTAGTTTCTTCTAAAGCGGTCAAGAGCCAAGCATCATCATACCCCAATTGACGATGATTCATAGTGATGTTAACTGCAAACTCACCACGAATAACTTCATCACCAACACGCATCTTTTCTTTGAGACCACGGCTTACAGCACGGATCATGACTTCCAGTTCTGTGGCATCTTTAGCATCAAAGAACTTTTCAGTCCATTCAGCAGCAGCACAAATCTGTTGATAGAAATAACGTCCATCAGGGTCATCCTTCTTACCAGCAGTCGTGGTAAGTGTAGTACCATAAGGTTCGTTGTTAGCTCTAGCTTTGTTACGCATTGCCACACCGGCAGCCAAAGCAGCAGGTAAGGAGATTTCGATATTAGCTTGGAAAGGACCTTCGTCAACTCGGAAGATTGGAGATGACATACCACGACCAGTGTTAAGTGCGAACTTCTTAGCCTTTTGTGGAAGGTGGGCCTTGTACCAGTTACCTAAAGAGCTGATGTTAATTAACTCGGTGTTATCCAAGTCTTTCTTACTACGTTGCTTCAGATAGAAAGGCATTTCATCAATAATGTCTTTCAAACGCTGAATGTTTTCTGATCTCAGTGCATCGTCTTTAGTAAGCAGGTTGATTGTAGTACCACGGCAACGAATGTTTAGTAGATAGCTATCTAGAACGTCTGTAGAGATTGATTTACCAGTCTGTCGAATCTGTACTAGATAAGTCATGACATGGTTGAAGAAACTCCAATACAATGCAATGTTACCACGATTAGCTAAGAGAGGCACAGCATCAGAGCCTGAACGTGCTGGTACTTTAGCAATCTCTCTGAAATAATACCAAGGGTTAACTTTACACTCAATGGCAATTTTAATCATCTCCAACTCAGTAAGTAGTGGAGAGAAAGGATCGACATCTTTCAAAGATTGATCATGTAAAGCTAACATGAAGGCATAGTTCTTTATACCCATGGCGTAGTATGTGCCAGCTAGCTTTAGATAAGATTCATTCTTGGTATCGTAGTTTGGTTTACTGCCAGGATACCTGGACCAATCTTGAAGGAAAAGTATCATTTTAATAAACCTCTTTGTTCTATATAGTCTTCATAAAACCAGATCTCCCAACCCTTAAAGGGAAGCCGTAGTTATTCATATTATTTTAAAAATGTAATAAAACCTTTTGGATGATATATCATGACTGAGAGTTTCTATGACTCCAGTTCCATGTTTTCAAAAAGGAAAAGACTGTGGAACTCGTATTGAATAACCATGTTAAAGGCTTTCATGCACTGCGTTCAGAATGTGCTAAGTATCAAACCAAGCTACTGAATGTTTCTGCATCTGTGGAACGAGACAACCGAGTAAAGTTTACTTGTGCACTGGCTACAGGTAATAACGGCGTTCCAGAAGTCAAGATTGGAAAGATAGCTGTTCTCGCCAACGGCTATATCGTTATCTCTTATTCGACTAAACCGAATCAAGAGGTAGAGATTAAGTTCACCGATTTGCAAGTTCTTGAAGCTCTTCGTTATATCATCGAAACTATCAGAACCTTCAACCCAAAGAATCAAGTTCGTGATATTACTATCTGGAAATTGATTATCAACATGAATACGATTGACTTCGATTATGTTGAAGAAACAAAGATTCATCTCTTCCGTATGGAAGACCGTGTGAAGACTCACATGTACAAAGGTGAGTATGTGCATAAGAGTTTCAAACCTACTGATACTCTTAATCTGAGAACAGCAACCGATATGGCTTACAGAGCCATGCAATTCCAACCACGTCCATAGGAGTGTCAGTTGACAAAAGCTATCAAGTTAAAAGATTTCGACGCTGCTGAGTATCTTAATTCAGCAGAAGAATGTGCGCTCTATTTGAAAGAATTTGCTGGTGATGAAAATCAAATTCTTTTAATTAATGCGATCACCGATGTTACTAGACGGTCTTCGAAAGAAGTCAGTAAAGGTAACACTGAAATGGGGATTGAAGCAATTGTAGCTGCCATGGAAAAGAATGGCGTGAAGATTGTAATTGCTTCCTAAATACTACATCAACCATAAACGCATACTTTAAAGCATCATGGTAAATAAAAGCCCTTCCTCTTTGCATTATCTTGCAAAGTTACTCAAACAAAACAAAATCTTCGGAACGGAGATCCGTGTTCTGATTCCGATATGCGGTAATATTACTGTTCATTTGGAAGCTTGTGAACATGGTGACGAGATATCTAGCATCGCTGAAATTGTCGCGGTCAGTAAAACTAGATACAGAATCTATTTCTTGTCACAGAACTGCACCAGTCGCGTCTTCCCTGATTTTGAAATCAATGATACTGAGTTGTTTCCATTGTTTGCGATGTTCAAGAGTATTGCAAAACGATTAGTTCCTTTTATGGAACGCAACTCAATCTCTCAGACGAATATCATTATCGGTAAAGATGATGAGGTGTTCTTCAATGAGGAGATGTTGTTTGAATTCTTCGGAAACTCTTCCAATAAGAAACTCAAGCCTATTAAGGCTTTGATGCACAACTTCAAAATCAATGAGTTTACAAAAACTCTAAGGGAGAAAATGCCACATGGCGAGTGATCTGAAAAAACACCTGGACATTATCAATACGTGCTTCGAGCGTAATGGCATGAAGTTCCTATCGATTCACGGAAATGTCAATACCACGCACAATATGGTCTGTAGCTTTGCTGCTGATTCGTTGAGTGATCCAGATAAGTCTTTCAAGTTTGAACACGATCTTTCCCATAAACTTGAGACTCTTATAGTCAATCAACAAAACCATAATCCTGCCTATAATCTCCAAACCACTGAAACGGAGATTAAGAGTTTTGTCGAAGTGAAGAAACAAGTAGAAGGACTTCTCGGCGATGCCGGTGATATCATCAAAAGTTTCCTTATGGATTTTGCATTAATCAATATCGATTATCAAGATCTTGACACGATAAAGTTCAGCCTCTACGACGGAATGACACCTAGTCTGTTTATCAAGTTCTCGGAATATGAGTTCTTTAAACTTGATATCAAACATGTTTTCCGATCTACGGGTTTAGCAGAACAAGCTAAGCTTCGTCGAAATCGTCTTAAGCCATTAGAGAACACTAATCAAGAACCTACCTAAGTGGTAGACAGAAGAAACTCCAGTAGTTTCTTTTTTTGTTAAAAAAGGGAAGTAAATGTCTTACGCTTATGAATGTGGTGGTATCGTCCACGAATTGTTTCAAAACAATACAATTGCAGATGCTATTAAGATCCTGGAAGACAACGGAATCAAGGTCAAGAAAGATACTGAATCCGAAAAGTATCTATTGATCTATAGCATGATTAGTTGTTCGAACTCTAATCCATACGGACAAAAATGCCGGGGTGTTATTGTTGATCATTTAGGTAGGACCATTGCCCGTAAATATGATCGTTTCTTCAACTATGGAGAAATGATTGAGATTACTGGTAAAGTTGATTTCTCTAGATCGCGTTATTTTCCCAAAGAAGACGGTAGCTTGATTGCTCTGTGGTTTGATCATGATCTTTCAAAATGGCGCATCAGTACTAAGGGTACGATTGATGGTCGTGGTCCAGTAAAAACTACTGGTGGTCCCCCATACAAAATGTTCGATACACTGGTATTGGAGACATTAGGTTGTACGGAGTTTGAATTTAATCAGAGAATGGAGGTTCTTCGTAATTCTCTGCCTTTCGATATTCGCTCCTATAGCTTGGTATTCGAACTCTGTACTAAACAGAACAAAGTTATTACCGACTATCCAGAAGATAAGATGATTCTCCTGGATGTATTCCTCAACCATTATGATGAGTATCGTCTTAAAGACGATCATCTCACTCAACTCTATGGTTATATCAGCAAGCTCTTTAAGAATGTAGAACTCATTTAAGAGATTCATGGTATTAAAACCAAGGAAGAAGCTCTGGAGTACTGCAAGACACTTGGTAACCTGAATGAAGGCTTGGTAATCTACGATCCAGTGAGCAAGATTCGTCTTAAGATGAAGAGCCCACGCTATGTGTGGGTAGCTAACATCAAGGGTGAGGAAGAAGCACCTAGCTTATCGAAACTGGCACAGATTCCATATACTGGTGAGATCGAAGAGTTTTCTGCTTATTTTCCTGAATGGGCTGAGAGCTTGAGATACATCAAGGAAGTAGTTGATTTCAGATTCCAGGCATTGGAGAGTGTTTACAGAGGAATGGGTATTTCTTCTGAAGATACAACTAGAGAAGCTATGGCTCAATTTGCAAGAGATCTGAAGGAACAAGTACCAAACGCTTTCTATCAGAAGCTTTTCTTTACAGCTAAGCGTCAGAATAAAACTCTGGCTACTGTTTTTAAGGAGGCTGATGTGAAGTTCTATGTTGGTTTCTTTGAAGAAGCCCACAAGGAAGCTCAAGCCTCTATTCCAAAATAAGTAAGCAATATATAATAAAGGGGAGTTAGAAATAACTCTCCCTTTATGCCACTTATTTAAGGTAACCCAATGGAAGACGAAACTATTGTTCTTAGCCGTGAGGATATTAACAATATTGTTACAGATGTTCGTGCATCTGTACAAGCCATCGAGAAAGGTTCTAAGCTTCGTAAACACATGATGAACATGGTTGCCATGAATAACATCATGCGTGCTTTCATCTATAATTACGACATGGACGTAGATTGCAAGACGATTCAAGAAAAGCTCCTTCAGACCATCCTGACTGTAGAAGCTCGAAGGGATCGGAAGTTTCTCATTGCTGATATCGAAGTCTTGAAAGAAGCAGTTGAGAAATACGATGCTCTTTTGTTCTCGGCAACAGAAGAACAGGTTTCAGAGATTGCACTATTCGTCAAGAATAACTCTGGAGACTGTAAGTATATCGTTAAACACGGTAAAGAACTCAAATCAACACGTAAGTAAGGAAGTATGATGATTACCTTGGTCTATATTGCTTTCTTGCTGCTGTTCTATTACGCTGCCCGTAAGCGTAAACCTATACTCAGCGTTATTGCTGGTATTATTCTGTTAATTGCTCCTCTTGCTCTGGATATCATCTTCCATGAGTATAAAGAAGTAATTAAACGCATTGAGGACTATGAAACCTCACAACCTAAACTCCAGAACCAATCTTTGAAAGGAAATAAGCATGTCTGAGGCAACCAAGATCTTCTCTTTCCGTGGTGAATTTGGTCAGGATGTTATTGTATTCAAAAACAGATGTAAAGAAGAAGGCATCGTGATCAAAAACATGACCGAAGATCCCTATGGAAGTACGCCTGACGTAGGTGTTGAAATCGAGACGACCGCCACCAAGGAAGTGATTCTGGATGTCATGCGTAAAATCGAGGATAGCCACGTCATGATCCAGACGCTGAGGGAAATTCCCCTAGCTAAGAACAACCTCGAACGTGACTACGATTTGTCCTAAAGGAATACCATGGCTGATATCATTACCGAGATGACAGAATCTCTACGTAAGCCAATTACGGATCGAATCAAAGCTGAGTTCACTACCCTTGCACACCGTACAGCATCTGATATGGTCACCAAGCATTTCAGTAAGTACAACATGCACACACAAGGTGGTGTGATCAAGATGACTGGCCCTGGTTATCTTGAGATCGAAGTTATGCTCGATAAACTCTTTGGATCTGAAAAGATGAAAGAGAAGATGCAAAAGTTCTTCGATGAGAACTATGATCGTATCTTTGCTGAAACCATGGAAGAAGCAATGAAACATGGTATCCGAAAAGAAATCTTCAATGATGCCAGAACCATGGCTGGTGAGAAAGCAAAGGAAATTAAACAATAATGTCGAGCGCCAAGACTAAGCTATTGCAAAGCTTCTTCTACACTGAACTTGGTAAAGCTTTCCTTAATTATGATCCTGTATCGGATCAAGTGAAGTTCATTAAAGCTGCCACCATAGAGTCTGATGGTGTCTGGCATTATCTTACTAACTGGAGAAGTAAAGAAGAGGCTTTCAAGCAACTCCAGAAGATCAAGGACAAGAATCCTAACAATCAACGTGTGGTTCGAAGTATCAACAGTGTGATTTGTAAAATTAACCAATCACGTAAACGATATGTCAATCACTGGGTTGTCCAATCTTTGAACAGGAAGTAATATGCTCACTCATCCAGACCCGTGTCTCCGAATCCCGTTGCTCAATGAAGTAATCAAGGGTTTCTTGGAAACTCCATGGAAATCTCCACCTGAAGCACTCATGGGCAATGTAATGGCTTCTAAGGAGTTTAATACTCTTGGTTTGAGTATCCCACGTCAAACTGGTAAAACCCAGACTCTGAAGAAGATCTTCCTGGAAGACTTTCTCCAAAATAACGTGGCATTGCTAGTCAAGCTCAGCCATACCAAGAAAGAGATTCTGGATAACGTTCCTGAGAATCTCCGACAGGCTGTGGGTGCCCGTATCTTCTTGACTGTTCGTGAACTCAATGCAGCCGAAGATGTCTTCCCAGACAATGGGAAACGTAATCTGTTGCTGGCTGACGATTACACAGTAGACGGTATCTATCGTAGTCTGGACAAGAAGAAGTACGATGTACCTATCAAGGTACTTGCTCTGGCAACGTAAACAGACAACATAAGGAGCCTAGGGGATACCCTAGGCTTTATGACGTATGACTAAAGAAGAGCTTGGTAAGATGGTTGTTGAGAAACATAATCAAGATCTCGATGACCATCAAAAGAAACTACTGATTGAAGGAAACTTTTATATCAGGAAGACGCTCACAGGTAATCTCAAGATTATCTTTCCGTTAACTAAAAAGGATTATCCTAAAAAGGACAGCATAAAAGCCTAGGGTTTCCCCTAGGCGATTAGCCCTTTATTCGAGTGTACCACCAAACGAATAAAGATTTCTTTAACCACTCTTCTTCGAGGACCCCAAATGTCTAAACAAGAAATAGCTAAAGAATTACTCCAGAAATGGAGCCATGTCTTAGATTTCAACCAAGTTGAAAAACTAAAGACTGGAAAGTTCTTTATGAAAAGGGTGCAAGCTTCTTCTAGAAGTAAAGCATTCCAACTATACTTCAATTAAAGTACTTTCATAATATATGGTAAAGGATAGCATAAAAAGAGTGACCTCACGGTCACTCCTCTTATGGTTCTTCTTTTTTCTTTGATTACATATTTCCAGTTGCTTGCACGGCGCTGGCAGCAAGGTTGGAAATACCAGGAGCGTACCCCACATTAGCGTTCAGAACTTCTTGGCTGATCTCGCGGATGAAAGCTTCACGCAGATAAGGATTAGCATTGGTAATGTTAATCGTATCCATGATCTGCTGAGCAAAGCGATCAACACCCAAACCAACCTGAGTGATAGCGGTGAACTCAATAGAGAGTTCTTGCAGCGACAGTGCACTAGTCACGTCACGGCGACCGATAATATCACCAGTACCCTTAGGGAACATGTTGGTGCAGAGCCACGACTTCACTACTCGGCGATGAGTAGGATCAGGTTCAATGAACATCATGGTCATGGCGTACTGATCGGGCAGCATGTCAGTAGGATAGCCAGAGGCCAGCGTACCAACGTTAGCTTGCTTCGTATCAGGGTCCATCAGACCATACTGAATCCACCACGACAGGAACGACTGGATAGGACGGCCATACTTCTCGAAGAAGTTAAAGACCGGTGCGCTACGAGCACGTTTCACATCGATGATTTCATCTTGTTCTTCACCAGCACCACCCACAGGAGTAGTAGTAGTGTCGACAGTCAGACCACTTTGCAGACCTTCGATAGAACGAGGATGCAGTTCCACCAATGCACGAAGCTGTGCAGTCAGTGAAGCACTGTGAATACTGTTCTGGAAGAACTTAGGTGCTGCAATCAGAATAGGGAACATGTTACGCTGCACATAAGCAGCGTTACTGACCCATTCACCCAATGCATTGGCAAGACCAAATTGACCACCATAACGGAGGTCGAGCATTGGATTAGTTACGCCTTCAGACTGGGCGCGGCCTTCTAGCAAGGCTTCAGTAACTCTCGTTGTCATTTGATATCCTCTGTAAACTGTTAAAATTTAGAAACCCCCTACTACGGATGATAGTAGGGAGCTATTTACTTTATTGACGTGTTTGGTTACCTTCATAGTCGTCGAGGCGATAAGCCGCAACGCTAGAAGTCATGACAGTCTTCATATTAGCAGCGTAGATCTTGGAACGCAGGGACCAAGAATAACCACGCTTCAAGTCAGCATCGGTGAAGTAAACTTCAGGCTCGATGATGAAACGACCATCGAACTTGTATTCGATAGCGTTGTTAATGAAGTTCTCGCAACGTTCTTTCAACTGACCATTGGACAGGTTATCAACGCCAGAGAAGTATCTCCAAGCACGATCATGAATCTTATTCAGTTCGCAGATCGCCAATACCGTAACGACACTGTTCAGAACAGAGGTGTCGTCTTGGTACACCGTCTTCGTCGCAGGAATGAAAGCATTCTTACGGTCGAAGTGCATGATCCAGTTCAGACCAGCTTCCCAATCACGGTTACGCGCCAGAGCAGGAGTGAACAGAGCACTGTAGTCGGTCAGCTCTTCCATGATGGAATTAGGAGCACCACCGATGCCACCGCCAATCTTCCAACGGCCATTAGCGGCACCCATGTAGGCAGCCAGCTTCTTACCAATTTCGTACAGAGGCGAGACATCACCCTTCCAAGTGCTAGAACGCAGCTTGGCAGTACGACCTTGGATATATGCACGCATCACAGGAGTACCGAAGTAATCAGACTCAGGGAAGTTCTCAGCACGGGTACGCAGAGCGATAGCCAGAGAGGTTTCTTCCGAAGGAGTCAGACGCTTAGCACCTGATTCAAAGGTCGACAGGAAAACACAAGTATCTCTACGCAGAGCAATGAAGTTCAGCATATCGTACTTGGTTTGCAGAGGGTAACCCGAATCGTACATAACCGATTCAACATGGATAGCGTTCTCTTGCAGTTCCGAGTTAGGATTGTTGTATTCCTTCACACGAGCCGACACCAGCTTAGCGAACTCCACATCGTTCATCGTACCATCGCTGCCGCTTTGGTTGAAGATGTTACTCACTGAAGACAGAGTCGTACCAGTCGAATCCAGTTGGAAAGTATCGTACTTCCAGCCAGAGAAACTATGACCACCGAAAATATTCATCAAATACTTTTGGTCTTCCGTAGAGTCAGGATTGAAATCCGAAGAATATTCAGTACCTGGAGGCAGAGCCTTCATGTATGCAATTTCACGATCCGAGAACTTCTTGAGCAACAGATCGATGTTTTCTTGATATACATGGACATCACCGAAGTCACCCAATTGGATCGGGTAACGCACATCCTTCACGTTCTGGTAAGCATCCAGGAACACATCTCCAATGCTGATAGAACCAGTAGTGATCGGGTTAGTAGCATTAGGAGCCAGCGTCACGAGAACGTTCTTCTCACCGGACAGGTTTTCCTTGATAGTGACCGTAGTCGATGCTTCTTCACGACGAACCACTGCCATACGGAAGGGGTAGTACTTGCCACGAGGCAGGATACGAGAGTCGAAAGAATAAGCACTGGTCTCAGTAGGAGTCCAGATACGGAAGCCAGTGTAGTTACCATCTTCACCAACAGAGGAAGCTCTGAATTGGAGAATAGGATAAATCTTCGAAGTCGTTGGAGCAGTCGTGCCTGGGTCAACCACAACACCAACTAATTCAACAGAGGTAGGGTCGCCAGTAGGCAACGTACCAGTAGAAGTACCAGTTTGAATCTCAGCTTCACCGAAGGTGTGGATTTGATCCTTATCCGAGATCGTGGAAGTTACCCATTTACCGATATGTCCGATTGCCTGACCCTTAACCACAGGTTCGAGGGTGAGAGTATCGAGCACATAGCTGCCATCTGGATTACGTTCATAGACGTTAACCAGGGTCTCCGTAACTTCGAGACTCAGCAGGACGTTAGCCACAGGACCAATGTCTTCAGGGATGATACGTTCGATCATCTGTGCATTGCCTTGGCTATTGAACATATTTGAATAGAGAGTGGAGTGGTTAGCCCACTTCTTTCTCAGGTCAAATGTATCATCACCGTACATCTGGTTACGGCTTGCACCCACCACCAACTGAGGGGTAGTAGGACCACGCTTTGCATAAATGTACTGCTTAGGAAGGTGAGTCGGCACTGACTCAAATTCAAAAGGCAGAGCACGGGTACTCAGATCTTGAGTACCTAGCGGATTATGCATAGGTGCTGCGTTGATGATCGTTGAGTTTGTCATCAAATTTCTCCTATAAAGGTCTATCTAAAACAATGTAAATATTACTATATTACTCGGGCAGCAAACTTTAAATGATGTGTAAGAAAAGATGCAGGCCGTCTGCAACTATAGCCCGAATCATAAGTATTATGGAATCCGCTATTTGTCATAGCTGTATAATATCCAATTTTTATTTTTGGTATCGGGCCTCTTTTCTAATTAGAGATTAAATATACCTAGATTTATAAAGGATTGTAAGATGACTATCTACAATACGGCTTTTGATACCAGCACTGGGGCGGGTTTCAAAACCAATTACGATTCTATCGTGAAGCAACTCCAGATGGCTGTTATTAAAGTAAACTTCGCCGATAACAATCGTCGTATTACTAATGAAGACTTTGGAGATTCTAAGAATCCAGCAGCTACTGTGTTGACTAATACGACACCAGAAGAAATTGCTATCCCTTCGTTCCCTTTCCCTCTCTTCTTCAATAGCCCTACTAAAGATAAAGAGAGTGAGTCTTATGTAGTGTTCGATGGTAGGCCATTCATTTCTGGTAACCAACTGGATGCAGCAGGACAGTTGAACGTCAGGCTCACTACCGAATATAGTCTCAATAAGGCTATGGCCATCTTGACGGCTTACTGGTGTGGTGAGAAATATAACGATTTCAAGTATCTCTCAAAGACCCCTATGGCTGCTTATGCATCCTTAGTTTCCGAGAGTATCGCTCGTCGCTATGGTCTAGATCCTAAGGACCAATTGATCATCTCGATTGTTGCAGCAGCTTTCTACTCGAACTTGTTCAATGAACAAACTACTCTGACTGAAAACCAAAAAGTATCTTCTGTCCCAAATATCACGGCAGCTACTTTTGCTAAGTCAGACATGGTCTTTGAGATTCTTGATAAAATTAGTAGTTTATCAAATCTTAAGGATCTGGTAGATTCTATCAAGACTTGTACTGAGAATCCTCGTCTAGATGATCTGAACGTTGGTATCATTATCAGCGTTATCTCTGGTACTTGGTTTGGTACTAATGGTAAAGCGATTGTGAGTGCAGCACTGGAGCATCCACCTACCTGGGTAACTCTCCTTTATAGTGCCTTTACTGAAAGGTCATTTAAGAATTCAGGTCTCTCTAAGGTCGTCGATAAATATCGTGGCAATAAGGGTGAAGTTGAATTCACTAGAGCGATGAAGAATTTGTTTTCAAAAGCAAAGTCAGGTTACTGATAGGCTCTAATGTTTTAAGTTAATATTGGAGTCAGGTTATTTAGCCTGACTCCTTTATGACGATTCTTTTTTATTGAGAGCAACAATGAACAAATACGATTATCTTAGGAAACATGCACTAAGCAATGTTTTCATTTCACCAACTCAAGATAGACAGTGCATCATTGAACCTTTCCGACTCACGCCAGTCTATGGAAAGAAGAGATTTGCAACTGTTGATCTGTGGAGTTCTATCAGTTTACCTGATGAAGTCTCTACATGGCATGTTTATCAAATTGGTGCTATTCATCCCGCTGTCTTGAATTTCTTTATCAAGTGTGACGAATGGACTAGTTTAGCCGATACGTGTAATGATCGCGGTATGATGGCCGATGCCTATGTGGCCTCTGGTCTTCAGTTACCTAGATTTGATACCTTCTATCGTTATACCGAGAATGGTAGTCTGGTATTAGCTGTAAAGATCAATGATAAACTGAAGATCGATTTCGATAAGGAACCTGTCTTCATTCGTGTGTATTCTGATGCATACTTCAACTCTGTTCGTTTTGCTGATTTAGGTATCAGTAAGAAGATTGAAGTATATGGCAAGATTCTAGCTACTGCCGCTGACAATACAGAAGTTTTACAAAAAGAAGATACCTTAGTAAACTTGGGTGTTGGTTTAGTAACAATATTCGTAAATGGTGTTTTGGTTAAAACCTTCGTTGGGTATCCATTTGTTATTGGTGACATAGTAGAGTTAGTCTTTGACTCTTCAGTGTTTACTACTATTGAATGGAAAGTGAAGGATCTTGAAGCTTTTGAGAGTATTCTTGATAACAAGAGAAAACTATTACTTCATCGACCTAAGGATAGCAATCTCCAAATAGACTATCAAGACGATATTGATGTTTATTTAATCCAGAAGATTGATACCCCACAAGGCGGTGTTGAGTATGGAGTCTATTATCACAAGAATGAAGAAGACAGCTTACGTAATTTAACTCACCGTGATTACTCAGTAGTTCCTAGCTACATTCGTGAATTTGCTAATACAATTGAGAAGCAATTTACTCCGAGAGCTACATTCCCTGCTGACAATATGTTTGTTAGATTACATATTCGTAATGCAGGTGTCAAGCGAGAGCTAAAGTTTGAACATCAACGTATCCTTGAACTCTATAAACTAAACGATGCAGAGATTATCAAAGCCATGGTTGGTTTAGATTCTACTGTTGATGTTTGGGAAGCTGCGCATCTTGAGAATAGTGATTTCATGTTGATGCTCAGAAGTACTTTTAATGAAGTGACTGTTGAGTTAGCTGAGAAAGCTTACATGTACAATGCTGCTAGTAAGTATCTAGCGGATACACCTGTTAAGATTACTCCTAGTCCAGTCTTAGCTGCTTTTGAGTTACCTCTTAGAGCTAGGCATGGTTGCACAGTTTATGAATACGACGATCAAGGTCTGTTAATTGGTTGGCACCATCACTACACTGGCTTGAACTATGTTGTTAAATCAGATTTAACGGCTTATGCTGAGGTTATTGTTGGTTGGGGTGGCGATGTATTGGATGAGACTCCAGATGTTCGTACAGCCACGTTAAATGAGGTTTATGGTTATCGTGTTTACTCTTCTAACAGAGTAGGTAACAATTTTACCAAATATAAAGACATCACTGGTACAGACAAGTATACAGTAACTAATGGTCTGTTCGAATGGAAGAGTAACGATACCACTGAGTATCCATTACTGAGAAGTGATGCTCGTTTCTACGCCAAGGATTATGAGATTTTCATGACCAGTGGACAGTTGGAAATTGAACTCACCACCAAACAAGATCGTGGTACTGGATTAGCTTTGTATAAAATGGATGTTCCTTTGGGACAATTGGATGTCTTCTTGAACAAGAAGTCTCTCATTCGTGGTTTGGATTACTTCTATCGAGAAGGTAAGATCATTATCACTAATAAAGAGTACCTGAACGACCCATTGAGATTGAAGCAGAATATCCATGTACGATTTGCAGGATTCTGTAAGAAAGATCTCACCATTATGGAAGAAGGTGATGTTGGTTTTATTGAGCATGGACTCTTATCTAATAATAACAGATACGATATCCGTGATGATAAAGTACAACGTGTGATTGTTGGTGGTAGATTCTATCATAAGGACGATCTGGTCTTCTCGGAATTCCATAATGGTGTCAGTATTACTGATGAGTTCAATGGTTTACCGTATTTAGTCAAAGATATCTTAGTTCCGGTAAAACCATACACTGTAAGTGACACTTATGAATTAAGAGATAAGTCTATTGCTACCGATAAAGTGGTGAGTGACTACATGACTATTAAGTTACCACAACCTCCTAGAGGTGATCTGGTAGCTATTCCTAGACGTTATCAAGTATTCAGTCCCTTTATTACGAAACTGATTATGGATCTTCGTTTGGGTTATCTCAGAATTCCACCTACAGCAAAGGGTTATAGTAGACAAGAAGTATTGGATATCTGTAAACCCTATGAGTATTTACTTGAGACTGATCCTATTAAAGATCCTAACTCTCAAGATATAAGATACGTGGTTATTCATCCTCACCCAATGCCTTACGTCATTGAGTTGAATCTGAACTCTTATAGATTCATTCACAAAGTCGTTGAAGAGTATTGCAGGGGTTTGGTAACGCTCTCACCTTCAATAAAAACGGCTTAATAATGGAACTTAATTATGGCAACTACTAATCCAAACATTATCGGCTCAGATGGAGCCGTACCCAAGTATGATCCCGATGGTAGATGGACCATTTGGAATCTTGATGAGGTCTATCTAGGTGGGCCTGCTACTGGTAAGTTTGTAGTAAAGGTCAACGACTATGTTCGTGACCTTACTAACAGAAAGACATTCATCGTCACCGGTCTCAGTGATTTACTGATTCCAACCATGGTGGATGTAAACGCAGTTGACGGAGATGTATTGGATGAAGATCTGATTATCGGTCCTAGTGCTGGTAGGCAATCTGAAACCTATCGTGTATATGTAGATGCTTCCACTATTCCTGCTACACTTTGTGTAGATGCTAGGTTGAAGATCTTAGGTAGCATGAGTAGTTATGCTAGAATCTTCCGTGGTACTGATTTATCAGCAACTGGTGAAGTCGTCTCTGTGGTTTATTCTAATGGTCAGTATCTCGATGATAAGATCTCTTTAGAGTTAGCTGCGTATGACAGTCATGATAATCACACAATCAAGAATGTACCCCCTGCACATACCAACAAGGTTATCAAGGATGGTGAACTCTTGACTTTGGTAATCTATAGTCAAACTGATCGAGTCATTAGTAAGAAAGTCATGATGGCTGAAAATACTTCTTATATCAGAAGTGTGAATGCTAATCAGAAATACATCTCTCATGTCTCCATCAAGACTCCATTCCTGGATGTTACCGATACTCGTGTTATCAAGTATCCTATCAACGTTCCTGTGGCTGGTTTGAACATCTATGGTAATGTTCACTATAGTGATGGTAGTATCAGAAGTCTACCAGTAGATGGTACTAAGTTCAGACTGTTGGGTCTTGAATCATTCGTAGCAACTATTGTTGGTCAGGAAGTGCCTTTGGTATTATCTTATCGTTTAGACGACGATGAGACTGTCTATGGTGCAGTTTCTGCTGATGGTAAGTTCATTACTGAGCCATTTACTCTCTTGACTCAAGTTGAAAATGGTGTCTTTACTCCTAAGCTGTATGCATACCCAGAGTGGAACAACACACTGAGTACCTATACGTTACGTTGGTTCTTGATGGATCTGCGCCGCGATATCATGATTGATGTTACAGCGTTCGTTCGCTTCAATGAAAGTAGTGATGTCTGGACTGGTAATACGTTTAACAACATTCAGAATCTGTCTGTTCGTATAAACTTGAGCGATGTCTCGGAATCTTTCCCTGACTACATTCATACTCAGACCTTGTTCATCATTCTTCGTCGAGCTGGTAACGTTGCTGGTTCTAAGTTTGAAATTGGTTTCGAACCTAATCAGGCTAACCTCTTCGGTCAAAACCTTGAAGCAACGGCTGCGATGACTAACCAGAATCTCTGGAAGGTTAATCTGAAGAACGATATCAGTAATCTGTCTGCATGGATTGATCAACTCTACTACAATACTAAACCTCTCTTCAATAATCGTAGAGAAGATCGCGCTGTAATGCCTACCCACTTCGCTATCGTGGTGGATGGTGCTAGATTTGAGCAACCTATTACATCTTGGGATAAGGACATTACTGTTAATAGTAATTTGGATCTCTATTCCAATATCTACATTGAGTTCCTTAAGATTGATGCCGGTAATACACTGAAGCTCTCAGTGGCTGGTCTTCCTATCAAGAAGGTGTAAGATGCAAAGAGATCAGCTATTGAGCGCTAGAAGAGCATTTAGTAATCTGAAAGACTTACAGGTCATTGCTGTAAGAACTAAGAATACGAACGTACTCACTAGGCAATTGAACTATAGCCTCGAAGATCTCGGTATCGAAAAGGTTGAGAGATTCTCTATGGAGTCTCTCGACTCAGCTATCGATAGAACCCAGCTCGCTTTCGATAAACTCTACGAGCCTAGCATGGAAGGCTTAGTTAGTAAGTTCTTTGACTTGTTCTCTTCTAACAAAATCGATGCTGACAGCTTTACTGCTGACCAGGGTATCGGTAAAGAGTACAAGGAAGGTAAGACGATTACGATTACCGTCAAACCTAAGAAGTTCTTACTCCTTGTTAAAGAAGGAAGAAACGATCCGTTTACTTCTTACATCAATTACTACGACGCTAGTATTGGCCACATGAAGGTTTTAAAGGAAGCTAACGATTTCTACGTAAAAGCTAGAAAGGATTACTTTGCAATCCTCAAGAAAGCTAACGAAGGATCGGCAGATAACTTTGACAAAGAACTGGACGCTCTTAACGCTCAGTACGAGAAGCAAACTTTTGCATTGGTCGATAAGTTAAAATCGGTTGAGAATGATCTCAAGAACTTCATCAGCCCAGCCTACACTGGTACGTTCTCATTTAACCTTCCATCTGAAGAAGTCTATAACAAGGCTCTTTCATATGCAAGTAAAGCTGGTAACTTAATTCCTACCTGGAAGTTCCATGGGGAGTATGATTACCAGATGAATGAAGACGATAGGTACTCATTCGATGCTCTGGAAAGAAACCACAACATCCACCTCACTGTTGGCGATACTGTAATTGACAAACTGTTCTCAGCAGTCAAAGATAGCCCGCTGCTGATGGTTGGATTCTATGGTCGCTTCTTAGACAGGTTTGCTAAAGAGATCAGATAAAAAGACGACATAAGTAGGAGTGGCCTAGGCCACTCCTTTTTTATGTTGCTTAGGTGGTCTTAAGGTTAATAACATCAAGGTACACATTCAACATATGCTTCTTCTTATCCGTGCTAAGAAGAAAACCCGGACTAAAGTCTGGGAAGAAGATAACTTCTTTGCATTTCTCTTTAATCTCAACAGGCGCTGTATCATCGATAACAGTACTGAATCTATAAGACCTAATCTTTTTATCTGGTATAAATCGCCTCTCAAAGTGCATGATATACACAATGTCTTGGCAATAGAATTTTACCGAATAACCTTTTATATCACCTTCAAATAGAAGACTATTTCTTCCATCAGTGGTGTGTTTTGTAACTACCCATTTACCAATGATCGCGTAAAATAGATAAGTTAACCATCTAGATACAGTAACCATACTTCTATTATCCCGAATAATAATGCATTGTAAAGGCTCGGATAACAATATAAAGTAAAAGAGCTACTCTCACACTAATAACTAAGCTGTTATTTTTAGTGGTGGTTGCTTTTCTAACAATCTTCTCAGAGAGTTCTCTAATGCGTTTAATTTCGGCATCATTAGTTTTAGAAGACATATAAATGCCCTTAAGTCTTATCGAGAGATTGACCAGATTGGCATTGTTCTTCATAACAGTTCTATTATCAGATAGATAATTGAAGCTATGTAATAGAGTCAATTTTACTAACTCTTCAATGTCTTTAGAACTATGATAGCGATAGTTATCAGAGACCCATTCTAAAGTTTGCTCCACTAGTTTTCTCGGCGCAGTGTGAACCACACCTTCCAGTGCATCGAGAATCTCAGGTTTAATAAATGTGTTTCTTTCTGGAAGAATAGAATACACATAGTTAACGTAAGATCCAAGATTCTTGGTCTTATCCTTTAGAACTTCTTCACCTTCAAACTCAAAAGAGCTAGATGATGTTCTGATTTTATTACCTCTCTCGTAGGTTTTCATAAACTCAGCATAGATGTTCTTGAGCATGTCACGAATTCTACTCTGAGTGTCTGTAATTGCATAGAGGATAGCATCATCATCCATGTAATTATAAATTGTTTTATAGTGAAGACCTTGTTCACTACAGATATCTTTAGTACGATTTTCTAAGAGTGCTGACCATGAGCCAAACTGCTTGATAGCAAACTTATTACTTAATTGTGCATAGGTCGCAGCAGCAATTTGAGGGTCTGCTGGGAATTTGAAATAATTAAATAATAAGCTGGTCAAGAACTTATATAGAATAATCAAGTTTAAACTTTGAATTGTTCTTTCGATAGTTTTCTTGTTCAGCTTAGAAGTCATGAACTTGTGGATCAACCACATGCAGATATGCACGAAAACATCAGAAGAGACTATTCGTTCTGTATTGATGACAGGAAGAGCATGGAGCTGCTCTTCAATCTCGACATCATCAATCCCAATAACGTCCGAGTAGAATCTATTAAGATCATCCACCGTAAACCTAACCACTTGCACTCCAGTTAGGTTCCCGCCAAAGAACGCCATATGGTCTTCGTTTTTATTAACGAAGGAGATCTGGAAATTGTTGATTCTGTCTGCTAAACGTTGATCAATATCAACGTAATCGGCAAATGTCTCAAACATCTTTTTGAGTTGCCCAATGGAAGAAGTTTTACTGTCTTCCATCGCTAGGGCAAGACTACCTTCAAGTATTTTATCAAAGGTAGCTATCTCTTCCAGACTCAAACCAAGTACGTTGTTAACAGCGTACATTATAAATTCCTACCAATGTAGCTGATTGCTTCAATCAAACCTTCGGCACCATAAAACACTTTAATGCCGTTTTTCTCATACAAACTCTCAAATGCTTTCTCTAGCTGAGGGGCTTCATCACCAAGAACATTAGCTCTAGGATTAAGATTAATCAGTTTCTGATAAACCTTAGTACCTTCTGAGCCACTATTGGTAGGAACAGATACCACCAAGATTGTATCATGGTTGGTATTAGTTTCTTTGTAGGATTGAATCTTATCTACGATCTCAGGTCGAATCGCATCAGATGCTGTCATCACAGCAATGTTAGCCACCACATTTGAAGGATCAGAAGCTAAAGTAGTAAACTCGTAGTTCTTATCAACTTCATC